TTACGGTTTAACCTTGTATTCTTTTATCAATATGTACCCTCCAGACCCTTTACCTCCGTTAAACGTGTCATAAACAGAACCGCCAGCACCGCCGCCACCATTACCATGTCCGGTTGCATTTTTACCATGTTGAAAGCTAGTATCTCCGTTATAGTAACCGCCATTACCGCCTCGGCCACCGTAGTAGTTGCCACCGCCACCACCGCCGGAACAATTAACCCCACTAGCAACACTTGCCCCCGCAGAGCCCCCGAAACCACCTGCAGATGCCAAACCTTTATATGTACCACCACCGCCACCACCGTCAGGTGAACCGCCACTTTTAGCCGATACGCTACCATTAACAGAGTCATATATAGCACCAGCGCCACCAGCACTGCCGCCACCGTTGCCACCATGACCTCCAGTACCTTCAAATCTGTTGCCCTGACCGCCTTTACTACCACCAGCAGACGCCCAAGAAGTGCCGGATCCATTAACTGATGATGATTGCCCGTTCTGATTACTGCTGCCCCCATAACCGACAACAACAGTCATTGAGCCGCTTGGAGTTACTGAATATCCAGCAGTGACAACTTTTGACGAACCACCGCCGCCACCGCCACATTGATCTTCTATAGCCTTGCCTCCACCGCCACCACCGCCGATGCCTATAATTTCAACATATTTTGTTTTAGGATTTAAAGTATGGGTAAAGGTGCCAACGTTTTGATATACAGTTTGCCCAATATACGGATTGAATGTTTTTCCGTAGAAATCACTGTATGCGATTCTCCCACTTGGTTTTCCTGCTAACGCCCTTGCCTCTGAATCATTTAACGATAATTTCTGCGTGGCTGGGCGCCCAAGTTCACTATTAATGTCTGAAGCTGAAATCCGACCTGAAGGAGGTAACGTTCTAAATCTTGGGCTTTCTCTTATCGCTCGTAATGCCTGCCAACAACTTAAATTATGAATATTGTCATCAAGCCATTCTTGATAGGAGTCAGGATTAATTGTTCGGCAATGAAAAATAAAATCATCATCACTCATAGAGGTTAATTCGATATTCATTTTACTGGCACTCCACCTCGCTTTAACTGAATAGTAAGATCGTCAAACTTAGTAGCAATGATCTCAAGCATATCCATCGTACCAAGTGATTCAACTGCATCTGACCCTATAACACGGCTCAGTTTTTTATACATAGTTGACGGTGCTGCTGATGAATCATATGCCACAACATCAGCTCTCGATTTAACCAAACCAGCAGAAGCGGTCCCATTTACAGAAGAACTTGCCCCCTCAAGAGACCCTGTTGCTGAAACACGCCCTCGACTTGTCAAATTATCCGCTGAACAATCACCAGTAATGTTCCCACCAGTTTTCAAATAAGCCGCATCAGATACATTAGAGATTGCTTGCGATACTAGGTAAACAGCATATGGTGTTGCTGCTGCAATTTCAGAGTCACTATCAGTCGCACTACTCAACTTAGTAATACCAGCCACTGTATTTGATGCTGCTGGAGCTATAAATTTGCCAATATCAGATACTCGAAACACTACTGTTTCATTAGTGCCTTGAACTGGCATCAGTAGCAAATCTGATATTTCACCAAATTCAGCCACCCGCAACTGATCAAATGTAATGAACTCTGTTGGCACTCCTGCTTTCATATTTTTTGAGTTCGGTTGCTGCTCAGCCAACACTGATTTCACCGCATCTTCAAGTGCAGACTTAAACGCTGGGTCTTTGTAATTCATACTTACCCCACTAAATTAAATTCGGTAAAGATTCCTTCAACCGCTAAGTTCTCTAATACATTTCTCGCTTGGTTTATCGTGTAATTACTGCTTACGCGATTCATCATTATTCCTTTGTTAATACCCGCTGTTTCTGCAATACCTCCATACTCACCACCATTTTCAAGAATTAGTCCTTGTGGTGGTTCCGTTATTTTTTCTTTTACATTCACGCGTAAATGGCCAGCGTTTGGTATTTCAAATTCAACTAAAGTATCCTCCCCCAAAAGAGCTTTAATAAGTTTTATCCAAGACTCTCTAACGCCATTGCTAGCCATAGCCTCAAAGATACTCATATAATGTTCTGCAAAAAATTCACGATCAATTTCAAAACTGAGCTCTATTGCATCAGAGTCATATAAAACATACCCAAGTGCTTTCGATCCTAAAATTTCATTATTCATCGCAACCAAATCAACGACTATATTTTTACTTTTAGCCTCTTTGATAATTTTGTAAAAAAATACATTTGATTCATCATCATTGAAAAGCTGAGTCATGTTTAACCTTCACTTAATTATGATATTCGAGGCTGATAAAACAGGAGTAAATTTAACATTGAACTCAGATTCAAACGGCTCACTACTCCAAGACACTCCAGCATCAAAACTATATTCAGTAAGAATGTCAGATGCATATTGTGCATCACGCTCTATCTCATAATATCGCTCAGGTTCTAGATCTAACCCCATGCTATAAAGCTCACTAAAATTATCATTAAACTTGGCGATAATATTTCCCGCAGTATCGACAGCAAAACTTGAGTTCCTTGAAACCGTGACGGTAAGTTTAAATAGCACTTCTGAATTCGCAGAGCTAACCCATGAGTACGTTCCAATACTCCCATTTGAAAAAACAACATCCTGCTTTATTGAACCAACGGTAATAACACCATCAACAATGTGTTTTTTAAGCAAATTCGCAATCGCTAAATTTGCATCTGGGCTTTCCTCATAATCAATTGCTATATGTGACGTACCGCGGTTCTCTTCCGTCATTGGTTTACACTTGGAATCGAAGCCTAAATTATTTTTTATACTCTCTGAAATTGCGTCTGGAACCGTTGTTGGTGATTGGATTTTTAAATTAATTGTAGATAAGTAAGTCATAACCTTTTGAAAGGTTTCTGCATAAATAGACTGTATAGCCATATCAATTTGCGCGGAACCATAAAATACTGCATATTCAGCCGAACCCTCAAACCGAGATGTTGAAACCGTTTCAAATTCAGGTTGAGAAATAAAAGAATCATAGTAGCTTTTTATTACAGTGTTAAAATCGTCTGGAGTATACCCATTAGTATTCCAAGCCATACTACCCACCCAAAATATAGTTGTTGCTTTGCTCGTAAGCACTAGCAAGTGTGTAAGACAAATTAAGCTTGTTATCGATGATGCTTATACTGCTATTTATAATCACAATCTCTCTTAGCATTGCTTGGTTAATAACCCATATATTCAGAGATTGCGGATCAAACTTGATGTCAGGATTCATCCAATAATCAAGCTCAAAGCCTAGGCGTGAGTCGTAATACAGCGAACCTGCATTAGTCATCAAATGATTCTCAAACCTCGCAACATCACGACTCATTGACAGATAGCCTGTTATCGATGGTTTTTCAGATGCCATTAGATCAGCTCCATTTTTTCCAACTTATTTTTAATCGCATTAGCCTGTTCTGATACAGCCTTGAGTGGAGTTGAGAGGACTTGACCTTGCGCTGCTGTGATATAAGCATGATCACCAATGGCGACAAGTTGATCGCATATATAAGTGAGCTGACCTATAACATTACTTAAATCCGGTTGAGTATTTACGATATATGCAGCAACGTTATCCTTACCAATTAATAGATATCCCGAACTATCTCCACTCCCCATTGATAGCAATGTAATATCGTCGGGCTCTATTCCATTTACTATTAACTTCTTATTTTTAACTTTCGCTGGGATTATCCTCATACGCCCTCACAGTTAAGCTACCTTTGAAGATTTTACTTACGACATCATAATCACCATCCAAAGCTGATATATACCCACCCATAAACGGATAGAATATTTGAGGTAAATGATTGGCAACAAAAAAGCCATTTTTGGCAATTATCTTCCTTGATGGTAATGCCTTTATTTTTGACTTTTCAAAAACACTTCCAGAATTGACATCAAAATATAATCCGAGCTCATTTAAAAAATCAGTTTTACTACTTACAAATGTTGTCCTTTTAACTTTCACACCCATAAATGAACTATTCTTAATTAAACAATCCGGTATATCAGAATAAGCTTTAAACGTTCTGCCTTTGCTTGTTATAACTAGATTTTTTAACCTCCCTGTTAAATGCTTAATTTCACTATATTGAAAAGTCAGCATGTAATCGTCATGCTCAGATGCTATAACCAACATTTCCACACCTTACCCAAATGCTGGGCTATTTTTCAGCTCAACTTCAATTGGCCCTTTATTTGTGCTTATTTTTAATGGGTTCCCCATATCACCCTTCTGAATTTTCAAGGTAATAATCTGCTCGGTAGTGTCAGTATTAACTGAACGAGACAAACTAAGTAACCTTCCACCTAGAACAACAACATCCCGTGAAAAATATCGAATTCTTGGGTATGAGTCATTTAAAGCAAACATATAATCAGCAAAAGCAAGTAGCGTATTTATCAAAATAGTACTGTTTGTTTTGATGTTTATTGTGACTGAGTTTGACGTCCCCGTTAAAATTGGATCGCTGCCAACCATTTGAATTTTCTTCGTTGTCGCTGTCTGGTACCCATCAGGCTGAGCGCCTAAAATATCCGCATCAATTGGAATTGGTATCCAGTTTTCTAGCACAAACCCTTGATCAATGCTGTCGCTGTAAGATAACAAGTATTCATATTCATCCCACTGCTCATATGTCATATCTTCCAATGCAGCCAGCTCTGAGAGCCGTTTTTTATCATCGGCATTCATACCTTGATCGAGTGTGAATACCAATAATGGAGGGACTTTATCAACTATCATTTTTCACCCCCATGTACACAACCCCATCAAACAATCGCGTTGAGTATGAGCGGGCCACACTAACAAAATAACCACCATCGCTAAGTACGGGTAAGAACTCATCCTTATAAATAATACCAACCCGCTGAGTGAAGAATCCTGACATATCATCAGATATAACCGTTATCCGTATTGGTCGTTTATTTAGCGTTAACTCATTAAACAATTGAGGTAATTTTCTATCGATAAATTGCTGGTAGTTTCCAATGCTATACCACGTAAAATCAAGAATCGGGTCAAGCCCGTACACTTTCATCAAGTCATCCATTAGTCACCTCCAATTTCAACATCGGAATCAGCAATAGCTCGACTGTGTGTCTCTGCTGGGCTCGGACTGAATACTTGCTTAAGTGCTGAAATTAGGTCCTCAAGACCAACAACGTTTGTCACATATTGATCTCGCGAGTACCCTGCTCTTGCTGCTAATTTTTGTTGCTCTTCTGGAACTTCCGTTTCAAATACTTTAGCAAGCAACTCCTCTCGTTTCCTCACTGATTCTTCAAGTTCTTTTGTTACCTTTTCAGCAACATCAAACGCAGCCACAGTGGCATTCATCTCAGCAATATCTACTTTATCTTGAAAGTTGGCAGTTTTAACCTTGAGGGTAATGCTTTCTAATTCTGTATCTTCAAGCTTCGCCTTGCTCTTTTCGCGGCTATTAACAGAGTTCGCTTCCGCTTCTGTTGTGCCATGAAGAAGAACGTCATACTCTCGCTCCGCATTGGCCTTACTCATCTTTGCAATTTGCACAAGGGCAACATCAAAACTCTTTGAAAGCTTTTCGGGATTAATGTCAAAACCTGCCATTTCTGTAAAAAAGTTTCTTTTGTTAACTTCAACACCACCCTCACGCATTGAACGCATTACGCCGGCCATTTTGTTTGCATAAGTTGCATCATCACCAAGCTGACCACTCGTTGATAGCCACGTTATCGCCTTTGCTGGGTCCATGAATGATGCAGTGTTCAACAGCTTGTAAAAGGCAGTATCTAGCCCTTTCTCATCTGAGACATTGCGATACTTAACCATTTCATCAGAATCTAGCGCCCCAGCAAAACCAGCAAGCATCCCTCGGATAGTATCTTCATCAATACCTAACGAACCAGCCCCAACACTGAATGCGGCGTACTCCCCCTGGTCAATACCGAATGCACCAGCATTGCCCGTCATATTTTTGATGTTTTCCGCTCGTCGCTTGACATCCTCTACGACCTCATCAGCTCCACCAAGAGTTTTATCTAAGGCATCTTTGATAACTGAACCAAGAGCAAGAGCAAAAGAAGCAATGCCCAAACTAAGCTTTGAAAAGCCTTCATCAGATCCTTTGTCTATCCCTTTCTTTACACCGTCACCAAGTTCTTTTTCAGTATCCGCTGCTGCTTGCTGTCCAGCCTTTTCCAATGACTCCTGCATCTGTCTTGAGGCTTTACGCATTGCCTCCATATCAGCTTTAGGCACGAGAATTACGTCAGCTTCTCCAGACATACATCACCCCATGAGTAGTTTCATTAATAATTCATTGCTATCTTTCGGCTTGGCCTTAGCTCTCGATACAATGATTTGAATTAGGTCTTCTATTGGCATATGAGGTGTTTTTTCTAACACCTCGATAGCAATGGATTGAGGCTCTATGGAGTATTCTTTGAGGCTGTTAAACTCTGTGTCGGATAAAAAAAAAGCGTCTTACTGGCTTCTGAGCATGCCAGTAACGACTCAAAAACCAAGTCAATCATTTTATCAACACCTAGATTTGAGGCATTGGCTTCTGAATAATCAATACCATTCGGATCCTTATGCACACAAATGAGGCGAACAACATCACGTTCACTCATTGTGCTAACCCCTAAAATCTCGACAAGAATTCCCTTTTTTCTGTCGGGTGACGATTCAGCAAAATCATGCTGCATAGCAAAGCGATCCATTTCACTTTCACGGTATGTTTTTGTCAGAGGTAAAAAATAGATGGTTGATAGATATGCTTGATAACACGCAAAGCCACGGATACCTTTCAGTTCAATACTCATGATACATCCTTAAATTCAAATTCTAGATTATTAGGAGTGACTCGCAACGGAAGGCGAACATCTTGCACGGAGGCATTTTCATCAATCGTTCCATTGATCGGATTTGAGTTAATTACTGCTTTTTTTGCGGTTAATTTTTTACCGTTACTCAAGTCAATCACTTGGAATTTCAAACGACCTTTGGCTTTAAATGTTTTATATATCAACGTCTGGATCTGCGCTGGCACTTCCCGAACTACTGAGTTAACCGAGGCTGATTGCGTCAAATTACTTACATGAACAATACCGTCACTGTTGTTTTGAGGGGATGCTAATAAATCAACAATAATAGGGTCATTGAGCTCTAGACTAATCGCCTGCCGAAAAACATAATTTTGCTCATTAATCTCAATGCTTACTTCTGCATTTGGTAGTGTGATCATATCGCTCATTAGTAAGATTCCTGTTTAACTTGAAAATTCACGCGCCAGATTGGCTCGGCCGCTTTAATAGCTAACGCACCGTTCAAGTAGTAGCGTTCTTCGGAGTCATAAAGCTGAACATCGTTATCACCATCGGGGTCTAAATAGTAATAAGGCGCAACCATATACTTATCGACCTCATCTTGAAGGCGACTTTCTAGGTTGATGCGCGTAGATACCGTATTGCGAGGATGGTTAATTGATATGTAGTTTAATCCCGCCCCTTGAATACTAAGCTCAACCAATCGGTTGATGTACGGGGCAGAAATTGACTCACCACCAGCAGCAAAGAAAGCCAGACGAGTGCCATATTGCTTATCAGATAAATAAAACGATATGCGATCTTTAAATAGGCTGTCAGCCTCACCTAGTTGGGATGTAGCCCACCAATCATCTGCATTTGCCTGAATGTACTGCTGATCACTCCAATATGCAGCACTAAGCAATTTCCCAAAAGCAAAGTGAGCCCCGCTTGTATTGTAAGCAAGATCTAAAAAGCAACAGCGGTGAGGTAATTTGGCTAAATCAACCGCTGCAGTTCGTGCCCCCTTTAACAGCTCTGTTCTCTGGCTTTTATCTTTTGTCTTTTTCAATAAGTCATGAGATTTTAAAAACTGACTCTTTAAATCTCGTCGCTTAGTAATGTTGCCAGCAACAACCGTCTTAGCATCTGATCGTGTTGAAGATGTGCTGTATACGACACCAGCGTATTTTGACGGTATGAATACACTCGCAGCATCTTCATCAAAGTCGTCACTAATTCCAAAGGTATAAAACTCAGTATCATCAAGCAGTGGATCTACACTATCCAATGTTTCACAGACAAGTAGATAAAACGCACCTAGCCCACCAGAAAACAACTGATTTACAGTTTCATTATCAGTGTGCTCCTTGACGAGCTCAGGGCTGTACACTTCAACTAGATAGGGTAATGGCTTAGGCGGTGTCGACACATTATTTGACTTAACAGCCACGGCAACATTACTCAAGAACGAATAATCAGGTTGAAGTGTGCCTTCAACCTCTTCAAAACTAAAAGCGTAATCAAGTAATAAATTACTCATATTTTATCTCCGTTATATTTAATACCCTTGATAACTTCCGTTACTCGGTCGTAATCAACATTTATTGCAAAAGTCACATCCTTCTGTATTACAGTTTTCTCCAACGTTTGAGTAACAGGCACTTCTCGATAGGAAATATCTTTAATTGATGCCAGGTTATTTCCATCATCTTGAGTTAATGGAATTCCTGAATAATTCTTTAATTTCGCGGTAATGAAGCCATAAGGATCATCATCTGACGGTGGGAACGTGATTGATAAAGTGACGTCAACGTTGAAATAAACGCTGGTGGAATCTTCAATAGCAATATCGTAATCATTGACCCTTATATAGACCTCATTCGCGCTGTGAGATTGGCTACGGTCTATTTCAGCTGGTAAGTCGAAAATAACAGTAACCAACTCACAGAGCTGGTGAGAGAACATTAGCCACCTTTTATGTAGTATTTTGCAGTGATGTTATTGAATAGCGTTGCGCTATCAACTAAAGGGCGATTAAACCCCTTTTCTTTTTCTGTCGACGCAGCATTTCGACCATAGTCCATTCGAATTATTGGATTCCGAATAATGGCTATGGCTGCGTTTTCAACACGACGAGGATCAAGATCACCGTTGAATATTTTTATTAATTCATTCGTAACTTTTATCAGGTCTGTATTGCTTGGCACCAATGGGGCGTCAGAAATAAAGCCGTAATATTCATCCATATATTCAGCTAGTTTCGTGACTGTAAGTGTTTTGCTTTTTTTATGAATTTTACGTCTTGGGTAAGATGTACCCTTAATTCTTGATAGACCCTTTTTTCTGCTTCTCGGGATGCTTGCCATTTTTGCTTTATCTAAAACGCCAACCTGTACTCGCTGTGATTCAAACTCATCAATTTCTTTTTCAAGCAAATTGTCAGGCAGTTTTATCTCGATCTTGAACATTGCCGACCTCCAGCGTTGCCCCGCCTTTAGTTGTAATGTCTTTTGTTAAAACTGGTAGTAGTTTAATGCTCACAGGTAAATCATTGCCTACCTCACCATCAAGATAATTAAACTCCGTAACGGTTATATAAGCACTAGTAGATGAGGAATTAAGTGTTATTGGGGCCAGTGTTCCAATGGTGATTTCTTTTTTATAACTATACCAACCTGTAGGCTCAGAATCTAAAACCAAGTGAAGCTTATAATCACCGTAACTATCTAGCTTCATAAATATATCTTCAATAGAACCGTCTAATATTTCTGTAGGCTCTAAAAAACCAATATTATAAGAATGATTTTTACCAATTAAAACCTGTTCAAGAGTGTCTTTTTTACCAACGGTAAGTGTGTACGCGAACGATGTTTGTTTAACCTCAATCGTCATAGGTGACTCAACACCAATTACCGCAGTAAAGTCAGCATATAATTTATCGGCCTTGGCTTGATTGCTTAACTCATATTTATAGCTACTTGCTTTGGTTAAATCTTTTAACCTTGTTGGCCTTGCTATAAATCCATCATACATCTCACCATTAAACTTAATTGACAGTTCTGATTTACTATCGATTTCACTGTTAAGCTCAACGGTGATCTTCCCGCCAGAAGTACTTGCAAGAATCGAGAAAATAGCAATTCCATCAATGTAGATAGGTTTAAGACTTCCACCATCTGCATTAAATGCGTAATAACCAGCGGATGACGCTGATATGGCTGCGGGGGTAATTATAAAATCAGTATTACCATTAATGTATATGTCTAAACCTATTGGTATCCCATCATTGGCTGAAAAAGTGCTCATCAGTGAATCAACGTCAGAAGGGATAGTGTTTGTATACCCAGTATCCGTAACTTTGTTTACTCTGAAGTTTTTCCCATCAGTTGAAATAGTTAATTGGGTAGATTCAATTTCATCGCTAAGAGCTAATGTGATGTAGTTACTTGAGGATGAATTAGCTACAAGCTTTGTTACATCAACACCTTCAAATAATGTTGGGTTAAAAATGCCATAAGTATTATCGCCACCTACCGCTCCTTTCTCATATCCAGCAAATGTACTACTGAAAACCTTTGGCACAATGTAACGCTGATCAGTATTCACGGTAAGGATCGCACTATCTGACATGGTTTCACCATAATCATTACCAAGCACACAGCGGTATTGGAAGTTGTGGCCAGTCTTTTCAACAGGCACTTGAAGCGATCTTGTCTCCCATCCAACGAAAGAAGGTACATCAACAAAACACGGGGTAGGCTCACAACTTGATTCCTGCCATTTGTACGTCAATACATTATAACCATCAACATCAAAAGTGACCGTGTCACCATTATTCCCTGATTGGCCATTTGGCTGCTCAATAATCACTGGTGGAGCTTTAGGGAGCGACACAGAAAGTAGTGCATGTTCTGTTTCTGTCTCACCTGCTTTATTATCAAATACTGATTTAAACGAATAACCATCAAGATCAAGAACCGCGCCTATCGGGCCAAGTAATACAGTGTTCCACCCATCAATATCACTGGCTTCAATCCAATCACCAGCAACAGGCTTCTTCATCCACTTAACGTTATCGAAATTACTTGAAAGCGAACTAAACGAAACCTCCGATCCTTCATCAACTGATCGTGATATTGGCTGTTCAGTGATAATCGGCAAAACATCGTCAACAGTAAGTACGACAATAGAAGTCATCGAATCACCAACATCATTCGAAAACACAGCCATATACTCATAACCGTCTAAATTCCTATCCACATTAAATGGACCCAATTCAGCCGTATCATAATTCGGTAAGTCTATTGCCTCTTCCCAGCAAGGTGATAAACCACATGTATTCACTTTCCATACGACAGAGTCATAACCTTTAGCAACAGCGGTAAATGTAGCCATTCCACCATCAGTAACCGTAGAAGATTCTGGATTCAATATGAGGACAGGCTTTATTTGATGGATTGATAACAATGCTGACGTCGTTTCACTATCACCGGCATCATTTGAGAAAACAGCCTTAAACGAATAGCCATCAAGATCGAGAACCGCCTCAAGTGGTCCAATGGTTTCTGTTTGCCAATTTGGGAACATGTTTGCGTCTTCCCATGTAACACCAGCAGCAGAACGCATCCACTTAACACTGTCGTACTCATTAGCGCCAGCAGTGAACGTAACCATCTCCCACTCGTCAACGTCAGCAAGAACAGGATGCAATGTAACTTGAGGTGGTATCATTTTCACAGTTAACACGGCTATGTTAGATGCAGTTACGCCGCCTTCACCGTCAAACATTGCTTTAAACTTGTACCCGTCAGCAATAAGCGGAGTAACAAACGGACCGAGCATGGTAGTTTGCCAATTTGGGATTCCGTCTGCATATAACCAAGTAGACCCACTATCACTGGAATATTCCCACCACACTGAATTGTAATTAATCGCCTCAGCAGAAAAAGACACGCTTTGCTCTTCATCTATCGTCATCGACTTAGGCTGCTTTATTACTTCTGGCGGGATTGGTGTTGGAAGCTCTAGCGTAAAATCCCCAGTAACAGGTCTAATCCCGCCAACCATCCCACCAATAATCGGAATAATGGCTTTTTTTGGTTTTGGTTTTTTCTCTTTTAACTCAAAACCCTTCGATAACGCGAGCTTATGCAAGCGTGACAATGCATCGCCACCGCATTTCTGATTACGCAAACGCAATAAAAGCACTGTTTGGGTAATCAAATAAATATCGGAGTCTTGATATACAGTTGTATCTATTGCGTTTAAATAATCAATTTCATCTTTAGTAAGCCGCACTGAGCCAGTTAATGGCAAGACACGGTTTATTTCATCAATATTTTCTTGAGTAAGCATGAGGATCACCGAAACAAGGGCTGATATTCACCAGCCCTTTAGTTTGTCTATTTTATTGTTTGTGTTTTTTAGCCAAGCTAGCTTTTAGCGATTTTGAAGCTGGTGTTTCGGTACGCTGGAACACATAACCGCCCTTACCTTCAACTTCATTCGCTGCACTCTCATACGTGAACAACGTTTTCTTAGTTAACCCATGAGCATCGCCATTCGCATGACTATAAATGCCCGGTAACGCACTTCGGTGGTTATTAACCGCAGGACGGTACGTAAGCGAGACATGAGAACCCGCACCAATGATTGTTGGTACTTCTTCATGCGTCATACCTTTATAGGTTTCGTTGACCACTGATTTACCAGTAACAACATTATCACTGCTCGTTGTGATCGGCTTACGGATGATTGATGCGACATCGCTTGAGTAACTTAGCGTAATGCTTGGATATTCCGACTCACGGATACCGTAGTAAGTTGACATTTCATTGTACAGAACATCAATAAGCGCAATAAGCTCACTTAAATTATTAACTGGGATTGGCTTACTTGAATCATGCTCAATAGAGTTTTTATTGTTGAACATGCCAGCATTGCCAAACTTACCAAGGAAGTGCTCACGGTCATACTGCATCAACATGCGATTAAGAATGCCAGCGTTAATATTTACATCATTCACCTCCTGCATGTTTGAAAGTGTGAATTCAACATGCACTGGTTGGCGATGGTAGCTGAACTCAACTTCACGTCCTGACGCCTGTGTGTATTCTGTGCTCGATGGTGTCAACGCTTCCGCAAACTCCTCTTCTGGAAATTTTCCGTTTAAATCATAGTTAATATGGACCACAGAAGATTGACGCAACTTACCGTCATAATAGCTAACTGTGTTTGCTGCAAGATTTGATGTGTACGGGTTATATGTGAGTTTATTTGAGCCCATTACAGCACCGTTGTACTTACGCTCAACCTTGCCTTTTGTGATGATATTTGTAGCCATTTTTGTAATTCCTGTTGATTGCAAAAGAGCCATACCAGGGAAACCGGCACAGCTCTTTTTGATTGCTATAAGTTGTTGGCCACATCGCTCGAGGTGGCACTAATGATTGCTAATTTACTTCTTTGGCTTAGCTTGGTTTTTTGATGTTTCGGAAGATTGCTCAGACGCTTGAGGTTTAGGCGCTGCGGATTTTGGTGCAACCTCAACCCAACCAGCATCTTGACGACCATGTGGGGCTCCATTTTCAGGAGCTTCTTCAACTGCACCAACTGAAGTTGCATCAAGTGTTACCGCACCAGTTTGACCATTCACCGACAACACACCACCAGAGCTACCTGCAGGAGCCAATCCGCCATATACGTTCGCCAATACACAGTTAGGAATTTCATTACTATTTTCATCAAGGCCAGTGATATCTAACTCCTCGATGTCACCACTAACAGGTGTTGAATCCGCAGCACCGATAGGAACTAGCTCACCAGTGGCGTTATCAACAGCGAACCCATTACCTTCAGCTAAGACTTCACCTTCTTTAACGCGAAGGCATACAGCCTCAGCCTTACGAACTACGCCAGTAACACCACGAGTGTTATCTAAATCAGAAACAGCAAAACCAAAGAATTTAGAGCCATCAAAAGGCACTACATTCATTTGCTGACTAGGCTTTGTATCAGACGATACGGCACATCCAGCCTTCAACGCACCAGTAAACATTACTGAGCGAATAACATCGCTGTTACCGCGTAACTTCGGCATTCCAAGAGGTACAACACGAGACATAATTTTTCTCCAGATATAAAAAAACGACCAAACGGTCGCCATTAAATGCTTAATCCAATTTATTGTTATTCAGCGACACCGCTAACGTTTTCCCCCTGACTGAAACGCTGCTCATATTTTTCAATAACAGAGTCCCCTTTGCCGCCACTTGATTGATTATCGCCTTCCGCTAAACGTGTTTTATTAAACACAGCTCGCTGAACTACAGGCCATGTTTCATCACGATTAATCGAACGCTCCGATGCATCAACGATGTTCTTTTTCACCCATAAGCGATCTTTTTCTTCTAGCACATCAACGTTTGCTTCATTTTTGAAAAACGCTTGAGCAATCGCAGCAGTAATGCCCTGCGTTTTTTCATCTGTATTTTTTGCCCACTTATCTACAGCAGTACGGATATCTGCGATATTAAAGAAATCGGGGAAACTGGATTCATTTTCATCAACGAATTTATCAAATGTCATTTCTAATCGAATAAGATCCTCTAGTGCTTTTTGTTTTTCAGCATCTGTCTGCTTATTTAACTGCCGCTCTTCAAGTTGCTCAATAATTGACTTCTCTTTTGTGTCTTTACTTACATTCAAAACATCACCCGAGCTTTTAAGTAACTCAAGCAATTTCGTAACGTCAGGCTGCTCAGTATGTTGTGACTGACTACCTGATAATAACTGCAATAACTGGGTATTAACGTCTGGCTGGCTGTTTGGTTGAGAACCACCAGCTAGCAATGCTAACAGCTGCTGATTCACATCAGGTTGTTGGTTGCCGCTAAGTAGTTTCAATAAATCTACCTGTTGGTTATTTTGCTGACCGCCGCTCAACATATTCAGTAATTGTTGCTGTGGGTTTTGCTGGCCACCGTTTAACAACTGCATCAATGTGTCTTGCTGATTGCTTTGCTGACCGGACAATAGTTTAGCCAGTGGATTTTCATTGTTATTTTGTGACTGCAATTGAGCACTCAGCAATTTAAGCAATAATTCATTCATTTTATTTCCCTCTGTTTATTTTCTTTAATTCGTTTTGAATATGTTTATCACCGGATATTATTTGCATCCCACACTGACAGCCGTAATCGACACCAAGGCCTAGTTTGCGGGCTTTTTTGATGGACATTGTTTTACCGTACTGTAATGCGTGATTAACCCGATGCTCGGTCGCTGATGAAGGTAGCCACTTAACCATGATTTCATCGGCTTTTTTTGAATTAGCCAATGAATCCATCACCTCGTTACTAATCGTTCCAGCCATGGTGTTTTTTAGGTTTGCAGCAAAATCGATAGATTGCTTATTTTTCGATTTATCAAGCCGTCTTATGGTCTTGTACGCGTTAGACTTAGCGCCAGTGAGGATCTTATATTTTGATATTACTTTTAACTGCTCTCTTTGCATCCCTCCACGTTCGTTATATATCCGCTGAAAATCGACACCGAATAATTCAAGAAGATTTTGTGCTATTAGATAGGGAAATACCGTAATCATCTAAAGACATGTATTGAGATAATATCCTGCGCTTTTCATCATCATTAATCAGTGATGACATTTCGATAGATGTCATGAAGTCAGACAATTGCGGCAAATTTTCAATGTCCGGTTTCACATCAAAATCAGCACCGAATACAGACTCAAATACCCCCCGTAAAATTGAGTTAAATTCATAAATCGAAGCATTCCTGTTTTGCTTACGATCACCTTCCCCTGTACTGCCAAGACTGGCGGCAATCTCACCGTTAACAAATGACATTGGTCGCCCTGTCGCATTACAAATAAGCGAAAAAGCAAAATGAAGTTGACTAACTGCTGGCTTTGTATCAACGGTTGGCATTTCTACTTCTGACTCTGAATCAATGTAACCTGCTCGACCTTCCTCTAAAGCTTGGTTAACTTGCTTTAACTGTGTTTCAACCGCTAGCAATACTTCTCTATCTGCAATCAAATCACTCAGGTCAGACACCTTAAACAAGATTGCACCACCGACCTTAATCAACCTAGCCATACCGATAATCGAGTCAAATACCATTCCATAATATTCTTCAAGTAACTCAGTGCGTTCATAATCGGTGAAATCAATTTCCAACAGGTCAGCGTCTTTCTCTTCCCCCTTATTTGGTAACTCACTAAAGAAATAAGCTTTTTTTCGACCTTGCATTGCCTTCTTTCGCAAGATTAATGAGCTAGAATCCGCCATAGCATCAACGATGTAATGAGCAAGCCCACATTTAAGCTTTGGTGTATGCGAATCGTAAACCGTGCGTGAGAAGTCAGAACGCGAAATCTCTTTCGGAATATCAACAATATCAAGCGTTGAGAAAATAATGCGTGAATATAGGGCACGAATAGCGATTTCAACATAACGTTCACGGATCATTCGCCATGGGCTAACCTCTGTACCAATAGGAAGAGAACTAGGATCTTTCTTTCTAATCCTATCCCACCAGCTATCACTTCCTGTCGCGCTTTTAGTTTTTGGTTTTTCAGCTTTATTACCGCCGAATAGCCCCATTACGCAGCCCTCCTAAATTTCATTTTGTCAGATACGATACCAGCACGAACGGCTGCGTTAGTGAGTGAATCGGGAGCATCATCATAATCAGCCTCAATGTTGTATTTGATACAGTGCTCAAGCCATGCCTGATTACTCCAATTTGAAACAAACGTTAAATTAAGCATTGTCAGGAACGCACCTACACGAAATATCCGGTCCTCTTTGTTACCTGAGGTATTCCTACCAATAGGCACTAATCCATAAGGCTCAAACAATTCAATAGGCACACTGCCAACACCGTTTGATTCATAATAAAATTCATGACATTCAAACTCGTTTATTTTTGCTGCGATTTCATCTTTAGCGTTATTCCATGCTTGATGCCAGCAATGCCCCCACGCAAACACACGACCATCTATTTGAGATATAAACGTCAATGCCGTGTAATCACCACCTTTGAAGCTTGGGTCCAAGAAGGCTACACAGGGAAGCTTGTATCTATCATCATTTGCAGCAGTCATTAACGGTACATCCATAAATGGATAACCAGAAATTTTAGGTGACGGCTTACCTAGCCAAACATGGTCGTAATAAATCTCTCCAAATTCAGCCATAGCCTGTTCAAGCAATTGCTGATCTTGAAACTCAGGAGGCAGATCGAAAATATTAATGTGCACTTCACGAGTGGCATCACCATACGTCCGTGTTTTTGACAGGATAGGATCGACAGCAAAGTTGGGATTCATTGCAAACAAGAATCGACTTTCAGCAATATCAATCTCGGTACCACCAGTTAATGCATCGAGCACTTTCTGGTATTCATCTGTGAACTTAACTGAGCCCTTACGGTTAACGGTAGGGAAAAGAACGTTGAGCGAATCCTCTGACGCATCCTGCGCCTCATCCATAAACACAAAGCGAACCTTGTGCTTACCCTTTATCTTGTTCACTTGAGAGAATTGTGTTTTACCACCCGTAGAGCGCAAACCAGTGAAGCCAAACTCAACACCAGTTAAACGATTACGAATTCGGTTCTTATCAATTTTGAAGAATTTCGATAAGTTAGCTTGAGCAATAAGATCGACTATTACTGAATAAACAGAGTCATCTATTGAGTTTTGAATTTCACGTAAAAACAAAAACAGTGAATTCTCATATTTTAAATCAAATGATTCCTCTATTAGAAAACACACTATTGCAAACGTCTTACCAGAACCCCGCCCACCTTTGAGCACAATATACTTAGCAGCAAGATCCCCGAAAAGATCCCGATAAATTTGAGGAATTAGAAATTTTTCCCTCAGGCTTATTAATCGTCTGCGGGCTTGTTCTCTTTTTACTTCAAGTAAACGCTTCTTTTTACGTATTGTAGATAATTGAACAAGATCCCCCATCACATCACCTCGTAACGGGATATATCGGCATCAAGCTCAGCATCAAGAGCCGCTAATTCCTCATCTGTCAGTTCTTCTATTTCAGAAGACTCTGTGCCTGCTGTTTTATAGTTGGTTCTGTATTTTTCAGGATTTCCCGCACCAAGTAAAAACATCAAAATACCAGCATGTCTCTTTCTGACTGGTACCGTTTTCTTTTTTTTTGTCTTAGGGTCAATTACTGTTTTGTAATCAACTTCTCCAATATAGGCCATCTCATAAGCAGCAGACTCAAGCTCCTCTATACGCTCATCCATGATTCCATTAAACCGAGCAGCAAAATCAGGATCTTTCTTTTTATATTCGTAGACACTAGGACGAGAATAACCCGCAGCTTTTGCTGCTTTGGTAACAGAAACTAATGGACTGCTCTCCAATGCCTCAAAAAAACGCTTATCTCGTGCTCTTGTCTTTTTGGTTCTTCTCGACACCGGAATCTCCTAAAAAACAAAAACCAATAAAATCACCATGGCTATCATGTCTGGGTTGTCTGGATTTATGTCAAAAAAAATCGACCCAAAAGGATCGATTCTCTAACGCTTTAATTCTACTTATCTATCTGTTTTAACTCATCCTCTCTCCATTTAATCTCAATCAACAAAATTAGCTTAAAACCTTTAAGCGTTGATTTTCGACATTTTAATGAAGAGCTGAAAAACTGAATGAGGCTTCCTTTAGATTCATGTACATGCTCTTTGTTCTGTTGTACTGCCTGCTCAACTTCAAGCAGTGCTCTTTTCATTCCTGCCAATTCTAAATTTAAAATTGTGGTTCTTTTGTCTTTTGACATTATTACCCCTCAAACAAATAACCACAGAATTCACCTATCTGAAACCACTGTGTAAATGATGTCAGTAATTCAGGGTTAACTGGTCTTTGTACTCCACTTAGGGATAGTTCTTTACTCAATATGTCATCAGGCTTACACCCAGCATCTAGTTTATTCACTAAATTAAGGCGATTTATGACCTGACCGCTATACCCTGAAAATGATTCGACCTTATCAACGATTAAGACCAATCCGCCTTTTCTCGTTTTTTTCATCAATTCAATAATCAAAGATGAACGCTTACTTACTGGTACAAACATCATCGAGAGGAACATTACACAAACATCAAATTCCGGTATTTCGAAATTCTCTATATCTGCAATAGTTACTATCCCTACACCATCAAAGCACTTAGCCATTTCCTCTGAATTGTCCACGTTTATCACTTTGGCGTTTCTTGCTTCAATTTCTTCACTGCATGCTTTTGTGATATTTCCCGTTGAACAACCTAAATCCAGCAATACGCCATGGTCTGGTAAATAGTTCCTAGTGAAGTGTGCCGTCATGCTTGTAGCGATGTTATACCAGGGGAGTTGTTCTCTTACGTGGTTATCAAACCCTTCAGCAATCTCTGAGCTTTTAAATGTCCATTCCTTTGGTATCTTCATAGCTCTACACCTAAACGCTTGCTATATGCCTCTATAGCGTCATCCACCAACCCCATACGTGAATCATCGGGATAAGGTAAATTAAACTCGAATTCTATAGCGCCTCGAAGATCCTCCAAAATTGAGGCTCGATCAGGTGTCATACATACAGCTCTAACGTTATTCAGCTTATCCACCACATTCACGGTTTTAAAATATCGCTTAAATAACGCATAAAACTCAGTAGGAGTATGGTACTTCTGCACTTTCGGCTTTTCCTGAAAATCACCTATTGTTATTCCCCCTTCGTAATCAAGGGAAAACGTTGCGTAGGTTGATTGACGTTCTGCTAGTGCATCCATGCCCTGTGTCATCTTTAAACTTGTACTGCCAGTTGCCGAACTCGCGCAAGCGTATAACCGAGTACTGTCACTACATAGCGCTGCACACAAACAAGCGATCTTTTGTCTGTCACCTTCAAATGGCACGCTGTTTAATACTGAGCTGATAAAAACAGAGGTGAATTTTTTCCCGCTTTTTACGGTATCAATAAATTCTCGCGCAATTTTCACGCTTTCTGTTTTATTGATTTCGTTATTCTCACCAAGGCGAAATGGTTCAAAGGGCGTTACGTTTACCCCTATGGATCGTAGAATTTTGGTTTCTGTTAAATGCCCCGCCCCAAAATCAACAACTGATCGCCCATGTGTTTTTTTCCATAATTTTGCATTTTCTGGCTTAGTGACATCAAAGTCTTTTGAACGGGATGATGGCGCCACAATGAATAAGAACCCCTGTCCTAACTCAGAACGTGAACGCCTTGCTCGCCTAAACGAGTTATAGCGCAATAGATCCTCGTAACGATTGTGTATATCAAAATCCATACTGAGCATGTTTAGCATGGCGTGGCTTAAATCTGCCTCGTCATAACTGATATAAACTACTTCAATCGTTTTCCAGCCTTTCTCTGCCGCATACTGCAAGCGACCAATCCCGTTTACTACCTTGTTGTCAGGTGTACACACGATAGGCATCTTAATTTTTTTGCCATAAAGCAGTCGGGCCATGTTACGAGCGTAATTTACCCAGCAACCAGTATTAGCATTAGTTAGCTTGAGAACCGGTACAGCCCTAGCATGTAAACAACGGTAAAAATCTTTTGAGGTGGGATCTTTATCCACCACCTTACTCGCAGCTGATTCTAGGTTAATTCTGGCTAGTGCTTCCGTCATATTGACTGGCGTGTCTGCCGCACCTAAATCATTGGTACCACGATTGAAGGCAATGTTTATCGCTTTACGGTCAGCAAGTGACATTTCATCAGTGTAATCACACGGGAGCTTAGTTAACCCCATTCTTTCTGATACATAGTGCCGCTGGTGCCCTGATAATATTTCACCATTTTTCGAGCAAAATATAGGAAGTAGAAAACCGAGCTTTCTTAGCGATAGTTCTAAAATGTCTAAACGCTGAGGATCTGCCTTACGCGGGTTATACGTTGATGGGTTTACGTCATTAATAGAAACTAGCTTTACCATAGCTGCAACCTCCGCTTAATTTCTTCGGTTACATTTTCTTTGGAAAAACCAGCAGAGTTTCTAATGTCGTCCTGCCAACGTATGTACATTTCTCTCGGGATCGGGATTGAATATTCGCCAATGGTTAACTTTGTGTCAGCTTTATTTACTGTTTCGTCACCGTCTTTAGCGTGTCCATCAGTGAAGCTAGACGGTTGAAATTCCGCAAAATCAAGATCTTCAATGTTATCCAATGCCAATAAATCAATATTGAAACCATCAGCCTCTAATTGCTCAATTTCCTGTAAAAGCAAATCTTCATCCCACTTAGAACCAAACGGGAGTGAGTTATCAGCAATCACATAGGCTGCTTTTTGAGAATCAGACAAGCCAGCTAGAATGATGCAAGGCACAACTTCCATCCCGATAAATTTCGCAGCCTCCCAGCGACCATGACCAGCAATGATCATGTCAGATTCATCAATCAAAATAGGATTAGTAAATCCCCATTCTTTTATTGATGCTGCAAGTTCACTGATGTTTTTATCATCATGGGTATTGGGATTTTTTTCGTATTCCTGCAAATCATGCACAGATTTATGTACGTATTCGTGGAATTGTTCTGTTTTTGCGTTTTTTGTCATGGCTAATTTTCCAGTTTTTACCTAGAATTCCACCGCTTTCCTGCAGGAGGCAGTGGGCTTTAAATCTTACCCATGACCATCGGTGTGGGTTGGTGGCTGTTAGGTGTTACAGCACTTAACAGTCGCCCACTTTCCATGATTTAAACCTTTTGCAATCAAATTTTTTATACCCTAAGGCGTAGCAACCGAACCGTAGCAATCAAAATGTGCGGTACCGGCTTTAACCAGGGAGTGATTTTGCAATCAATTGCTTTTTTTAACGCACTCGCAAATACGATAAAAAAAGCAAGGTCCGACTATTTAGCCGAACCAAGCTGATTGTTATATTTTCGCTGTTTTTCAACCTGCCTATGACACCCGTTAATAATTTCCTGTAATTTCCTAGCATAAATAGCAACATCCCCCCAACTCCCACCAGAAAATGGTGGATATCGGCAGTCATTAAGCAACGGCTCAGGAATACGCACATATATAGTTTGAATTTTTACGGGCTGAGGCTCAGTGGTTGAGCAACTCATTAACAGAGGCAGGAATAGGAATAACAGCGCAACGATCATCACTGACCGAATTTTTGAATTTCTCAATTTTTCTTTCATATGTTTTGTGTGATTTTTCGCCCTCCACTTTTAATTCTGCAACCAATTTATTGGAAATATCATTTTTACGAATGGTTTCCATTAGTAGCGCTGATTGTTGCTTATTGATAAGTGCCAAATTTTGATTGGCTTCTTCATATTTCCCAAGCCGCTCATGAGAACTACTTATTGAAAACACAAGGACACTGGCAAGCAAACCAAGTAAGCCATAAATTACAATTCGCGTAATTAATGGGTTCAACTTACACCCCAAAGCGACGATAAAAATATTCGGTTATTTTTGAAACATAACCTGATGTTTCTTTCGCATGACGACCCGTGATAGATGGTAAGCATTCCATTATTTGCGAATACTCCATAACACCATCACAAACCTTTTGAGCTTTATACAAATTGCCTCGCCCAGCGTTATACCCTGCGAAGCCAAGCTTAACCCAGCTTTCAAATGTTCGATTTTTTGTTTGCCACCCGTTGAATTGTGTACGCATATAGTAAGCCTGAGCTTCAAGCGCATAGCGAGTATCAAACGGAGTGCTGTCCTTAGGCACGACACCAGCTTCAATCATATCCTGCCATGTAGCAGGCATAAACTGAGCGCAGCCCATAGCTCCGACTGGTGATACAGCATTACAATCAAACGCTGATTCTTGCTTAACTTGAGCCCAACCAAGCCCCCATGGTACTGACGGATTGTATTGTGACCAATAAGCCTTTATCAGCTTGTCATAACCCGAGTACGCCTGACAAAAGGACGGCAATAGCAAGCAAGCGACCACCAGCATAAAGCGCAGTCGCTTTAGGGCTGAGTAGTATTTTTTCCAAAATTTCATCATTAAATGACTTTCCAGACAATCGATCAAAACCACGCGGGATCAGAAATAACAGTGAAACCGCAATAAGCAATTTGAAAAATAAATAATAAATTGGTAAAAACATTAACCTCTCCGTTCGTAAATAAGTCGAAGCAAGCCCAATGCAACGCCAGCAAGCCCAACAGATAAACCAATTATTGTTGTCACGTCCGAAACTAATAAGACATAATTCCCATTAAATATATCTAAAATAGGTGAGCTTAATAAACTATTCGGATTAGCAGACGAACTATATACAGACGCGGCAACAACTGAGCCGGATGTTACACCCGTAACTACATTTGTTGTATTTGACATGTTAAATCTCAGACATAAAAAAAAGCCACGAATGCGACTTTGTATAACTAGATATTAAAATAACCAGCTTAGAAAAATACTATAGTAAAGTGTCCCAACTGTCAAACGAGCGAGGTAAAATAAGTGAACGATGATTTTTTAATAAAATCCTTGGAATCATTCGACTATACCCATATTTAAAAGAAACCTCCCGAAGTGAGATACTATTATATGCACCAAGATCGCCAAACAAATTAATTAAATTTGAAATTGCAAATTCAACCGCTTTTATTGAAACATTGGTTTTTTCTGAAATTTCCTTATTTGAATTACCAATCATTATTAAATATAAATACATTTCCATTTTTTTAGTCAATTTTACAATCATCATATCACTGCCAACTACGTAGGAATTATCACCTCGTGACAGCATTGCACTCATCAATGGCTTTGATAATACGCTCATAAGTGTTGAAACATGCCACATGTGAAACTCAACACCTATGCTATAGCCACTTGGACCCGTCATTAATTTTTTGTGCGTAACGTATGCATCATCTCCGTGTGAAAAATGATTAACATCCAATACAAACTGAGAGTTCCCAGTTTCAATCACAGTCATATCCTGCTTTCGATACTCATTTGCAAAATCAGATGTACTGCAATTCATATCTGAATCCTTCAATCCAGCAATGTCCCGACCAACCATATTTACTAATTTTTTAAATTTATCATTCCCATAAATAAATATACCACACGTACTTTTTATACCGCATGGATGCGATTTTGTTGAATAGTGGAATTCAAGTGCACGAATAAAGTCATCATCAGTCATAATATATAATATCCCATACGCTAAGGTTCGAAAAACTAGGGTAATACCCTAGGGAATATTAAAGCTATAACGATTAAAATATACGAAAGTGAAAACAGAGAAATTCGCCATGATGAACAATGATGCAAAAGAGTTGTTTTTTTTAATTAAAAAAATTGAGAAAAATATTAGCAATCAAGAAATCAGAAAATTCATCATTGAAAAAACAATGAAAAAATATGGCAGCGAAGTTATTGCTGAAATGATGGAACACACTGCCACATTGACTATGAAAGAAACCTTGTAATGTTAATAACAGCATCTCGTTCATACCCACTCAATATTAAGTGCAATATCTTGATGATGAAATCATAATCATGACGATTATTGAAATATGTTGTTTTTGGCAGCCTCAAAACAGACGCACGCAATCTGCCGCTAAAGATCAAAACACCTGTATCAAGGCATTTTTCACACCCCTTTCCTTTACATTGGCAAAAACCACGAACATGTTCTTCCATGGCTAATTTTGCAATACGAACTGAAAAATCATGACTTACATTATCACACACGCTCATAGCGACTCGCGCCAATTGCAATGCTAAATAATTAAATGATTTTGGATCGGTTGTATTACTATACGCATAAATAATCCAAGCGGTGGCATCTCGGCTCAACCCAGACAACGCAGCCGCATAATCACAAGATGTATATAGCGGTGTCCCACCTCCCATTCCAGTATCAAACTTAACGGTTTTAACTCCAGCTTTGCTAATGCGCTCTAATACTTGATTATGCATACATCAGTTCCCCTTCTAACTCATTACACTTTCTTTCGTATTCCTTTCTTATCTCAAACAAGTCAGTTACATCATATTTCACTGGTCCTTGGTATAACTCAAGTGCTTCTACTCGCTTTATACCAATCTTTATAATTAACGCCAGTCGATACGCAATACGATTTCCCGATGCAAAGCCACTATTGCAATCACGGCACTGAGCATGAACATTATCCTCATTAAATCGGAGTTCAGGAGCCGCCCCTTTTGATCGGTAATGCCCAGCATCCATTTCTTCAAAACGAAAATAACGGCCGCAACTAGGGCATGGTTCGCCATAATCTCTAAGTCGGATAAATCGGTTGAAGTACAATTCAGCTTGAGTTGTTTGATAGCTTCTTGACTGCTTCATACAAAACTCATTAGCTGATTTACAGCATTTTCCGCTTCAGCTTCATCGTCAAAAATCTGAAAAAGACTTTCACTCCATACAACGTTAAAGCAACCTTTATAAATCTTATTGAAATCTTCCTGAGCCAAATTTTCAAAAGAGACAGACCAGGGGCGTCTAATCACACCACCATTTGGCAATGTGACCGTTTCAAAAAAACCAGCGTCAACCATGATTTTATGGCGATAATTATCAGGACACTTATATGCCTCTGGATCAGCACGACGTGAGCGCTTTCTCGCCATTCGGTCAATCACATGCTGAGCTATGTCATTACCGAACTGATCGAACAACTCTGGCTTACCTGCTTGCTTGCAGAACTCACGGGCAACTTCTCGCGCAATCCAATCCTCTGGCTCACTAACTAACCGCATATACGGAGACCAATACATAAAACCAAGCTTCATCAGTGCAAAGAATTTACGATGATGCTTCAAGTTTCTAGCCTTACTCTTCGGTTTAATCGCCACAACACGACCAGTAAGATTCTTGGCTTGTTCCTGATCTTCATTCGTTGCATAGCTGACAAAACCACCGCCACCAATAACAGCTAAAATCTCATTGGGTTTTGTTCGCTTTTGAATTGATTGAGTCATCCCCATAACTCCTTTTTACGAGCTTTAATCTGGTCTAAAACACGGCTACGTTTTGCCTCAACCATTTTTGGAGATAGCTTTTTAGATTTAGGCTTTGGCAGCGGCTTAATTAGAAGGTCATCAATGGGCTTATTTGATTTCACTTTCTTACACACGATTTCGTATGAGTATTTAAAAAGCTTGAAAACATCACGCTCGTTTTTTTTGCGGATTGCAGGTTTACCAATTTGATCGAATGCAGCTAAGGTCGGTGCTGGTATCTCATTTCTAAATCCAGCCATGTAGATTGGCAATGATCGAAATGCGAACTCTGCATCAGGTAACAAAAAATCATCATTCGAATTACACCACGAAATGAATTTACCTACAGATGGGAAGAAATCAGATTCTGAGGCCCTCGCTTTCTTCAATCCGCTTTTGATTAGTACCAAATCCGTCACATCAGCCTCAATCAATCCCTTCACCCATGAACGCTTTGCATCATTGAGCTCTGTTTGATTGTGAAAGGTATTACGCCACGCAGGAAAAGCCGCGCATAATTCAGCAAAAATAAAATTGATATGGTTTATTGCATCAGAACTTGTTACTCGAGGGACTGCCTCATGACGACTATCGATCTCATGTTGTGTACCGTAGTTTCTAACAATCGGGTTTTCTTGAGTAAGCTCGCTTATTGATTTCATAGCTACATCCCTAATCCGTGATCAGCCCAATCCTTGCTGTAAATATCGATTTCACCTTGGCGAACTGGTTTATTCGTTCCCATCTGAGCAGTAAGTGTGTCCCACTGCTTACGTAATTTTTTAGGGCACTGGATATTCTCAGCCCAGAAGTGATGTTTATTTGCGAAGTTGAATAAATCGCAAATATCTCGATATGAGTATTTTTTTGATTGATTCATCAATCGAATATCGTTAGCCCATTCACACCAATTTGGATCAGGCGCTACAGGATTAACTTCAAGCACCCGCTTGTGAATCCACTGAGCCGTTGTGAGGTCATCAGCCCTGCCCCATTTCTTTCCTAACGGAGTTTGAATAACAGCATTTGGCTTGAGGTTGTCGGCAGAAGAATTCTGCGACGAAAATAGCTCTGTAGTCTCTGTTGTATTCTCTGTTGTATTCTCTGTTAACAAGTGATCAATCTGATCACTTGTGAAGTGCGCAGATTGATCACATGTGAAGTGCGCAAGTTGATCACCTGCACTTTCTTGTTGTGATTCTTGCATGTTGTCAACTTGATCACATGGGCTACACAAGGAATACCAAGCTGTTTGGTCCATTTTATTACTGAAAAATTTCCAACTTAACCTGTCTGACTTTATGTATTTTGACTTCTCAAGTGACTTTAATACTCTACGGATTGTAGGGATTGACCAGAACGGAAATTCGACCTCCCACTCATCAGCAGTTTTATGCATCCATGCTTTACCTTCATACTCATACTGAGCACGATCAATCCAATAGCTAATTTGCTGTAAAACTATCGCTTCATTCAAACCGATTTCACTAGCTAACCTAGGATTCACAACCAAAGGTTTATCAACAAAAAGTAATTTCCTTATGTCATGATTTCTTGACATTGTTAATTCTCCCGCGCAAAGTAATTGCGCAATTTAAAATGATGCGACACCCCAAAACCGTCTTCTGCTAAAAGGCGGATTTTTCGTATTCTCTTTGTGCTTTCAAGAGATGGATGCACATCCCCTTAAAGACATCTACTCGCTGACCAGCAATAACTAGCGTCATAATTTTCCCGCCACCTCTCACCTCAATTTCAATAGGAGCAGTAATCCGGACACGCTGCGTTACCGAATAATCAAACTCATTGATCTCACCTTTTTTCATTGCTTACTCTCACTTTGTTCAGGGTATAAATCGATCAATAAATCCTCAGCACTAACACCAATCAATTGAGATAAATGAAGTATGTGTTTTGAGCTGGGTTTGGTTTTCCCATTCATCCACTTACTCAAAGCCGCTGGCTTACAGTTAAGCTTTTCTGCTATTTCAAGGCGGCTCATTGACTTATCAAGTTCTTTTAGTAATTCCATAAATTTCCACAATTAACCAAAAACAATAATAAATTAACTAAAGTTAACTTAAATGTTCCTAGTGGAAATTGCAAGATAAATGGTTAACCATGTATAGTATTTCCAAGAGGAAAACACATGAACCTAAATACATTTGCTGAGCGTACAAAATGGGCAAGAACGCAGGTTAATCCTGCGTTATCACAAAAAGCTCTAGCCAAATTAATTGGCGTAACACCAGCTACTATCAATAAAATAGAAAGCGGCGCTCTAAAGAGCACAACCAAGCTTGTTGAGTTGGCGGAGTGCTTAAACGTTGATATAAACTGGCTTAGTACTGGGTCTGGCTCACCAGAAAAGAGTACCGTAAAACTATTAAAGCTAAGTCACCTTGAAGACACGCTTGATAAGCTTGGTTTGAATGATGACGAGCTATTGAGAGTTGAGAAAGCAGCTCTTGATGAAGCAATGAAGATTATTTTAGAAAAGAGATAACATTAAGAATTGTTGAAAACACCTCACTTAGAGGTGTTTTTTTTTGCTTGTATAAAATCTTTTTGGAATATTTATTACCCAAAGTATTGATCAAAGTTTCCATTTGGAATACATTAAGCTTCGTCAACACGACAAAGCTCTTTAACATTACGGACAAAATTTTTAAATCATGCGCCCTGCTATCGTGGCGCTAAGTTCTTTACCGAATGAAGGTAAAGAGTAGTAACGAAAGTAACACGGTCGCCCGTTACGGTGTGGTGACTGAGCTGGTAGCCTCACCAGTATCTTAGTGGATTAGAGGCAATCAATAAGCGCACTGATCTTTAATTGTTATTAGTTAGTGCTACTAGCAATAGTCCTTAGTCAGAGTTTGGTTAGTGCGTTTATTAATTCTAGTGCCCACATTAAGGGGTCATTAAAGAGCGTTATCCAAACACCCCATCAAGCGATCCCCACCGCTAACTCCAAAATATTGCGCTCTTCTTAATGACTGCCTTGAAAGAGGGAAATCATGAAATACGTACCAACTCAAAACGGTTTATATCTCGTTTTTTCTAAAGGAAAGTTCGTGTGTTACGCACCGCAACTAACCAGCGAGGAAAAGCGCCAAATCCGAATGCATATTCTCATTAAGAAACTCCTTAAAGAAGATAACGGCAGTCACTTCATTTAATTCCAGTAACGGAGAAACGCACATGGCTATTAAGCATTTCATCGCATCTTGTCGCTCAAAGAAAACCAAACACCCAGATGGTGAAATCATTATTAACATTCCAGTTGTAGCAAACACTATGGCAGAGGGTAAACAAATTGTTTGGGGTGAATTAGCCGCAGCAGACGAACACGGCAACTCTGAATACTTCCAAGTTCCAGCGCTAAAGAAAATCACCGAAGAGGAATATAACGAGCTTACTATTGTTGATGAGTCGAGTGATTTAGAAGCTGAAAACGAAAAAGTAGTTGAAGATGATAAAGAGTGGCCAACCGTCAATAGCTCTGGATTCTATCCGAAAGAAACAGAAGGCTTACTTCGATCATCATTCACGCTAAACGATAACATTGCGGAAATTGCCGCACTCGAAGCAAAAAAAGATGTTTTTGTTTACGGATACCGTTACATGTCAGGACCGCAATCAATAGTTAAACCGACCAGTCATGATAATGGTGAATACCCTAACATTGAGGAAGCCTTACAAACCGCAGTAGAAACCATCAATAACATTGCAGAGTTTCAAGCTGAACACGGTGCAGAAAGCGATCAAGCTTTTGCCAACGAGGTTATGAGTTACGACTTTGAAACGGAAATACTCAACCAACTTGAAGTCGATGATGAAAGCGAAGATCAACTAAGTATTGATGTTCAAATAGGCTCAACACTTGAAGGACAAATTGATATTGATGTTTGCTTACTGCAAATAACAGATTCCCTTTCTGCTCAATTAGCCGTTATAGAAAAAAAACCTAATGAATGGTTCTTTTCTTACCAACTTGAAAACACCGAAGATAGAACTAAAGATAAAGGCAACGTTAGAGATTTTTCGATAGATGCAAAATCAACCCGAAAGAACGCAATTACCCATGCAATGGGGATGGTCGGAAATTGGCTTTACGAGTTAAAAGAAATGCAAGAAGGCATGAAGTTCTTTAAACGAAATGCTGTAGAAACTTTTGATACAAATATAAGCCATCAAATTGTTATTAACTTAGATAAAGCGGGATCATTAATATCAGAAGAGATGCAGCGAAAAGTAAACAGCGTTGCAAAGGTATTTAAAGAAGCTCCACCTTACACCCCCGCCACCATTTGGGAAGAAAGAGCTTACGGGATATTAACTGGATTAGATAAAGCCGATTACTCAAAAGAGCAATACGAGGAAATGGGCGAAAAGTTAATGGCTGTATTTGGTGAGCTTGATAAAAACATAGATGTTGAATATGCAATAAAAGCTTTTGTTGATACTGAGTGGGACGATGCAAACACAGCCGTTAAAACGATGCTTAATCTTAGAATGCTCCGCGCATTCGTTAAAGATGAATGTATTAAAAAGCCAGTTAAAAAGCATGACTCACTTTGCATCACAAGCGTTGGAGATACAGACAAACCCGCCTCCAATGACGATACAAAACAGGAAACGCCACCGAAAACAGATCCTTTAGGTAATCAGGTTAAAAATGTAAATGACAAACCTGACAACGAACAACCTAAGGTTAAAGCGGAAAAGCTGGAAAGCTTACCACCAGCCAAGGAAAAACAAGTTGATCAAGAGAAATCGCAGAATACAAACGAACAACCGCAAGATCTTAAACAAGATCCACCAGCGGAGAACGAAAGCAGAAATGCAGAAACGGAAAAACCAACAGTTATTGAGCTCTCCCCTGAACTAATTGAAAACCCCAACATGGGCTTATGGGCAAAAGGTTTTAAAACAGACCTTAATTTTACCAAGCTTGATAATAACAATCGCCTATCAATAAAAACCCAATACCGAATACAGAAAGCGACTGAAATATGGGGACCAGTTGGTATCGGCTGGGGTTACAAAGTCATACGTGAATGGACAGTACAAGGTGCTCCAATAATCATGAATGGCAGTATTTCAGAATTATTTACTCAGGTTCATAAGTGCGAAATTGAATTTTGGTACATGCACGAAGGTGCTAAAGCAACGCTTACCTCATATGGCGATACCAAGAAGCTCTACATGGCGCAAGGTGGTTATTTTGTACATGACGATGAATGTGAAAAGAAATCACTCTCAGACGCTTTAGGTAAAGCAATGTCACTTACTGGTATATGTGCCGATGTTTATCTTGGCTCTTACGATGATACGACCATACAACACCGCGCAGAAGTAGCCCAAGCAGCTGATAAGCAAGTTCGCACGATAGAGCAAACGCAAGAAATTACGCAAAAAGCTCTTACTCAAGCAGGTGGTTTTGTCGAAGAAATGAAAACCGCACTTAACCTTTCTGAGATAAACATTCTCAAACAAAAATCACTGGCAATATTATCAGCCCTACCTACTGGTACTGACGAACAAAAACAAAAGAAATCAAAGGCTATTAAAAATGTGGATATTGCCTTCAATAACGCCTCTGAAAACTTGCAAGCAGCCAAAAAGGAATCAGTCGCATGAGCAAAGAATCTATCTACTCGATAACCAATGAAATTCAGGAATTTTTGTTAAACGCTGAAAAAGAAGGTTGGGATGATCAAACTATTGCCGACACGCTTATGGGGCTTGAGGGACCACTCGAAGATAAGGTTGATAATTATCTTAAAATAATCGCTAACAAAGAAGCGACAGAATCTGCCTTGAAAGAAGAATCCAAAACGCTCAACGAACGCTCAAAGGTTTTCGGTAATGAATCAAAGCGAATGAAAGGTGTATTACTTGAAATGCTTAACAAGCTCGACAAGCAAAACATAAAAGCCCCACACGGTACGATTGCAAAGCTGAAAGGACGTGAATCAGTAAAGGTCGATAACGATAAGGTTGACGATAAATACTGGACTTACGATACGGTTAAAACGCTCAATAAGCAGCAAATAAAAGCCGACTTAGAGAACGATATAAAAGTTGAAGGCGCATGGATTGAAACCAGCCCTGAATCGCTATCTATCCGCAGAAAGTAAGGTATTTAATGACCATACAACTAAGAATGGAGCCTCATTTGTGGGGCTCTTTTATTGAGTTTTTGAAAGCTCATAAGTACGAGGTTGTGAAAAGTTGCTCAACTAAACAACCTTATATTATTAACCATGTAGAAACCCCTGAACTATCACACTTCATTGAATTGAAACATGGATTGTGGGTTATCCCCCTCGGGCTTTATTTCAAAGCTCTTGAGTTCTACAAATCCAACAAAACCGAAAAAGAAATACTCATACAAATCTGTGATTATTGTATGTATGAATTCTGTTTGATAGAGCATAATTGGTGTTGCCCTAAGTGCTCTACAAGCAACGTTCCCTTTTAACTCATGAGGCTAATAAAATGGTAAAGCTTCCAGTTCTAAGAGGTTACAGAGTACAGCAAAAGAAAAAAGCCTACGCTATCCGCAATAAAGTCATAGATGCTTTCCCATGGGAACTCAACAAGCAAAGTGCTGACCTCATCCTTCTCGAATTGATAAAAATAAAAAATCCCACGTTCTTCATTAAGAATGAACATAGCTTATACAGAGGTGAAATCGAATCTTGCCTGAACCAGTACAAAGGAATGGTGAACGATGGATAACCAAGAACTTAGCGACCTACGCGAACGCTGGCGAATAGTGATAACTCAAACCTGCAATGTTATTGGCTGCAAAGATTGTGATTTGAAGTGGGATGGTGGTTGTTCTTCAAATGAGCTGCAAGACAAGATCATGGATATAGAAATGAAGGATCATAAGTTATGAAGTTTGATTGTTGTTATTCATGCCCTGATTACCATCACAAGGGCGCATTTGGCAATCCTCGTTATGTTCCAATGTGTAAAGGCAAAGAGCTCCCTTACCGTATTAACAGCAGAAATCATGCGGTAATGGAACAGCAAAAAATACATTGCGCTAAGTTGAACAAATAACAGTGTTAGGTGAATAAATGAAAACACCTTGGAATCCATCCCAAAAAGCAACAAAAAGAGTAAAGCATCCAACCCCTACACCTTTAACTTGTGACACTTGCCAATCAAATGAAATTGAGATTTTGAACAACTCAAAAGTTTACGGACGTGAATATGGCGAGTGGCCTTGGGTGTACTACTGCAATTCATGTAAGTCATATGTCGGAATGCATCCTTATACAAACATCCCATTAGGGACGCTGGCAGATAGAAAAACAAGATCAGCAAGGTCAGATGTTAAAGCGATATTCAATCCATTATGGCAAAAAGGCTTTATCACAAGAAATGAGGCATATTCACGCCTTTCCAAAGCGTTAAACCTACCTACTGAAAAGTGCCACATAGGTATGTTTGATTTAACTACCTGCAATGAAGCCTTATCGTTCTTACACTCAGGTCTATTGCGTGACTATGAATAAAAAATACGTCACCGCCCTATCAATCATCTCTGTCTTAATTTGGCTATCCATAATCAGCTATATGGCAATCAATTACTATGAAGATAATAACGATACAAACACAACCCGAACTCTCTCACACTTGCGATAAGTGCCGCTGTGTATACGACCTTGGTGTAGAAGGTTTCAAGTGTCCAAACTGCAATGATTTTTACATCCCGTTCTAAGTGCAATCACTTTGCCTTCCCTCGAGGTCGACCAGGGAATTATTTTGCTATCACTCAGTCATTCCTGCAGTAACCGGTACAAACTGTTCTGCAATCAATAGGTGTTATATGGCACTCACTCTCAGACCTACCCCCGCCGAAGAAAAGCTCATTGAAGATATTAAATTGCTCACCGATGAGAAATCATCAAGCAAAGCAATCTTAAAAGGATGTGCAGCTTTAAAGGTAACTTTGCGCAAACTTGAAGAAACCAAATCCCAGCTCTTTGAACAAAGGCAAAGAGCCAATAAATCAGAAAGAATACTTTCCAATATGCAGCGCTCAATTAAGGATATGATGAATTATGATGACTAACAAATTAGAACAAGAAACCTTCAAACCTCTGTTTATTTCCCGCTCAGACATTTGCGTGGTTTTAGGCATGAAACCAACAACTCTAGATGCTTTTATTTATCGAACAGAAAACTTCCCAGAGAAAAAAGGGAGAGGTAAATATTCCAGAAAACAATTTGATGAATGGTGCAAAAGTGAAGGACTTGTTTAGCCCTTCACTTGTACTGGCTCGTACACGATCAGATACTTTGGTTCTTAGGCAATTAGCACGATGTTGACTGGTTGCTTATACCTCATAATTGGACAAAGTCGTGTCAGTGATGTTTCTAATTTAGCTATCCTTGAATAACTTCAGGTATTGAAAGTTACTTGATTCAGTGTTCGCTATTGGTGACGAAGGCAGCTTAATTACTCAGTATTAATAGCTACGACAGAACTATAAAGCTAAGTTTGATGTAGCTCACTTTAAATATGTGTATAATGTCGTTGAGAGAATTTAGGGCAGTTCGCATTGCGGAGCAGAGTCCTAGCGACACCACCCAAACAAGCGAGGTGCCGCCTATGGAAAAACAATTGCAATCTACAAAACTTGGAATCAAATCCACCCTATTAGTCATCTTTGGATGGCTAGCTTTTTTTAGTTCCTTCATGCTGCCACCAGACTTAACCATCGCAGCTATAATACTTCAAACAGTCGCTAGGGTTCTGCCCTAAGTTCTTTTGCCAACATCCAGCTTTTAGCTAGCAAGCCTTTGGACATTTCCTTGTTAAGAAGTTTGGAGAATACTGATATTTCAGATAACTTCTAATATGCCAAAATATGATAATTAACTATAAATGTGTGGCTAGATTCGCTAGTCACCTATCAATTTATGAAGTGATGATATCACCTCTAACTAGGTGGCCAAATTCACCGTACCACTACACAATGACTAAGGATGTTCTATAATCATATAAAAGTCGTTTTAGTCACAAAAGTTTAGCCAACATTATGGGGGTTAATCTTGGCTTAAGGGTGTTATGAATAAAACTATTAAACACTTTGATTCTGAACTTTGGCGTAAGAAAAAGTTTTTTTTCACTCTACTGTTTACCTTATCGACGCTATCTTTTATATACCTATTATCAATATCTTACATTAAAAATGACATTGATTTTTCATTTTTCATTTTTGCCTACCCTGTTATTTTATTGCAAAATCTCTTTGAAACTATTTTCTCTGTGTTAAATGGAAATGTAAACGCCATGTCACTTACGTGCTGGGTTTTTGTGTTTTTTTTACCAAGTAGTTTTGTCGGGGCTTATACAACTGCAATGTGTGAAAGTGCACTTCAGAAAAGAAGTGCACTTTCTTCTTCAAGGATTAAAAGTGATAAAAAACAATTCAGGATTTTTAAGTATAGCTTTAAGGATTACGTAGAAAGTAAAAGTGTCAAGGTGAGGCTTATATCTGTAGCGACCAGGTTAATCAAGGTAATATTATATATTCCAATTTTATTCTGTATTATTACTCTCTTTCTTATCCCCGCTTTTGAGCATAGTTCTAAAGACGGGGAACTAATAAATTTTCTTTGGGGTTCGATTCAGTCGTTACATTATAAAGCCTTCCCGGTAATTAGTGATATACCACTGGAAATTGGAGGTCGTAAGTATATTTCATCATCTAGAGAAGTTTGGGTGTCAATTTATTTCGAAACACTAATGGCCATGTTGCTTTTTCTGTTTTTTGTTTTTAAATTCATCTTGAGAGTTAAGCGTAGTAAGTCTTTTGAAAGTGTTTCACTTTCACTTTCACAGTCATATTCAAATCATAAAGAAACTATCTCCTCAAAATTTTCTACAGGAGCAGAAGTAATTGACAAGTTCTCTAAATGGGCTCTACTAATTACGTTGATGCTTTATTTATTTGAAGACCGAAGGGCTAGAATGATCGAGGTGTCATGGGATCGCATCCTTAAGTTTCAAGGCCTGCATGGAGATTTAGGTAGGAAAGACTCCATAGAAAAGTTAGTGAGCGAAGGCGTAGATGTTGTTAGCATGGACTTATCTAATTCAAACCTAGAAGGAGTTGAACTTTCAATGTCGAATTCATGGTTTAGATGGTCACCCAGAGCTAACTTTTCCTTGTCAAATTTCTCAAATGCAAACTTACGTGACTCAAAATTCTATTGTGGAATTTTAAGGGGAACCAACTTTTCTGGTTCATATCTTGAAGAAGCGAAATTTATAGCTGCTGACTTAAGGTATTCTATTTTTCACGGGGCAAGATTTGGCTCATATGACATATTCGAAGTTACAGACTTTTCTTTTTCTGACCTTCGCAAGGCCAAGTTTTCGACGAACACAATTGATACCGAAACTTCATCGGATGTCGGTAGTATTGACTTATATAACACATTTAATGAGCAATATAGTGGTCATGGCGTAATACTTTATGGTTCTGACATTAGAGGTACATCATTAACAAATGAAGTTTTGAATTTGGAATCAAACTTAATTAATTCGATATTTCAGAATAAATTCCCAGGGTTGAACTATAGTAATGTTGTATTATCTGTTTGGGATAAAACCACTAAATTTCCTAGTGATTATGATAGCTGGTTGACTAATAATGGGATTAGAGATGGGGAAGTTGATAAGAATAGTGACCTTTATATGAATGCTAGAGAACAACTCCAAAAGTATTATGAGACAACTCTTGGAAGAAAGGCATTCAATATATTGATTAAAATGGAAAGGGAGCGCGAACTCGCCATCGCCACCTTAAGTATATTGAAAATATATAATGTTGATTCGCCGATAAGCCAAGTGCACTTCTTTTGTGAATGACTTGTAGTTTTTACTTTCTTAGTTGTATGGAGTGCTTCTATTTTTCCGTTGGTTAGGAAGGTCTACTATAGAAAGCCAATCAATGCATTAATAGGTTAATGGTAGTCTGGATTTAAGCATTCTGTTCCGCAAAATTGAGATTTTTATTTATAGGGGTCTCTATAAATAAACTGATGAAGAACAGAAACTATATATTTCAATACATTAGATTTTCACAAAAAGTAAAACTGAGACTATTTGGAAATATAAGTAACCCATGTTTAGCACAAAATGGCTAAATTTCATTATACCTGTATACAAAGCCTGTTTTGACGTAAGGATAAACACATGGATCAATCGATTAAAATCTTGCTTTGACTAACTAATGCAGAGATCTTTTTCAACTCTAGTTACCAAAACTTATGCATAACAAAATGTATGGCAAGCCAATATGAGTATATTATGAGTGAGTAGCAGCTCTAAATTGATTTGGGGCATAAATTGTTTAGAGTCCTAACTTAAATTAGTGAAAGACGAATAACTTCAGGTATGGCAAATGAAGTTGAAGCACTCAGTCTGTTCAGTATCCCTCCTCATTTATCGACTCATATTCGATTGGTCCCCAGTTCAAGTCGGGGAGGGTCCACCATATACAGAAAGGCCTGAGAGCACTTATTTGTTCCCAGGCCTTTTGCTTTTAAGTCACTGTGCTATACATGTGTTACTTTTTTCTAAATCCGGCTCTCTGCCCCACTTCGTTATAAGCGAAATAACTAATGCCAGTTAGTTCCTTAAACAGAACGCGATAAAGTGATCTTTAAGATAACCACTATAATGCACTGTTATCGACTACAAGTGAGACAGAGCTCCATAACCTCAAGCGATGCATAGACTATCGGTTCCCACAAACCACAAGCTGTTCAAAAATAGGACAACCATTCTTACAGGTTGACATGTGACTACACTCACCACAACGATCTGAGCTAAAGTAATCACGAAAAGATTGCATGTTTGTTGATTTAGTCCATATATCTACTAATGATGTACCCTCATTCCAGGTATCTCCAGGCTCTAAACCACTTTGAAAAGAGCATGGGTATACCTTTAAATCTTCTGATACATACATTGAAAACCTTGCCGCGTCGCAGGCATCAACCATAACCGGACTCGCATTTGTTCTCGCGAATACGCCACTAACACAACAGGCATCAAATCCAACCTTTAGCTTCCTCTCCGAAGACGTAGACAACCTAAAAAATTCGTCAAGTTTATCGCTGTTTCTTAACAACTTATCTTCAAAGACCTTCCTTCCTGAAGGCTTATAATTGAGAAATATGACTGCATTAATATCCATCAAAAACTCTGGTGGATTCTTCAACCAGCTTATTGCAGTATCAATGCTGTGAGCATCTAAGATAAAATGTAAGTTAACTTTAACTCCAGCACTAAGTAGCTTTTGTAAGCTCTGCTCAGTCTCATCATATGGAGGGTACGCAGAAATGGCTACAGCTCCGCAGCACCTTTTTGTTGCCTCCAGAACTTCATCACTAAGTCCGCGACCATTCGATGTGTAGTTAGGAACAATTCCTTTTAACTTCGTATACTCTAATATTTCTATGAAATCTGGATGCTGATTTGGATTACCGCCTCCCAAAGCTACCTGAAAGGTTCCCATCTCAGCAGCTTGGTTGATGATTAACTTATAATCATCCAAACTCATATGCTTTCCGCGACTTGTCGATGACTTATAGCAAAATGAACATCCCTTATCACACCAGTTGGTTATAGATATGTCCATTAGCTCAGGACCATGTGGAGACCAAAATGGCTCTGGCTTATCTCTGTCGGGAATGCGAGCAAAGAAACCAGTAACACTATTAAAAACTGCTGTATAGCCGAGATCTTTAAACCGATTTACCTTAAGCATATATCACCAGTAATTATTGTAAGCATTAACATAGAAGTGTTCAGAGTTGATTTCAAACACTGCCATACAAAGAAGAGACTCTGCAAACTCACCATCGCTACTCAATGATGAAGTAATGACATTTTTCCCGTTGGCAATACCATCCTTCATCTTATCAATAACGTCAGGAGTAAACTCATAAGAACCTAACAAAGCATTTGCTTCTTCTTCCGTTTTGATTGGTTTACCATAATTCACAATTGCGCCATGTAACTCGTGATACATATCACAAAACAGTTCTCCTACAGGGCCATCCTTATCAACACCAACCGAATCTAGAAATTTATCTAAAGTCAATTCAGTGTCTGAGATATAGACAAATGAGGTGGATGAACTATTGGATACAAAATCAAGCTTTATCTTCATTGTTTACCTCATTCAAAATAGCAAGACTATTCATAACTGCTTCCAATTTATTATCTTCATAATCGTCATCGACTACTTGTGGCATCCAAGTTACAGCAAATATTCTTTTGGCTTCCAAGTCTTCATCACTGAGCTTTTTACCATATCGAATTTCTACATAGTCCGATAAACATCCATACTCTACTGAGTAAAATCGATCATATTCTTCTGTTACGTTGATTGAGGATTTAAAAAACGCATCATATACAGAAGAGAAAATTTGTGCACCAAGGCCTCCCGATGATATCCCTAGAGATGACAAAAACTCTTCAACGTTTGGCTCCCAAGAGGTAGCAACAATAAATTTAACTTTATCCCTCACAGCTCTTCAACTCCCTGATCTAACTCACCTAAGTATAATTGAATACATTCTGAACAAGTATCTCGACAAGAGACTATGGCAGCAGCTACGTTATTGTGATTTTTGTGCTTATTAAAGAAATTAAGGACATATTCCCTTTGCTCCCAATATACATAAGGCAGGGTATATAAAATAAACGCCAATACCATTGGGGCAAGTGACACCTTGTCTTCATCGCTATAGTCTTTCAAACTTCCAACTTGCCTGCTTAGGTCTCCTTTCCAATCATTGCGCCCATATACGAGATTTCCGCCATACATAAAGCTTAAAAACTGTTCTGACTGATCATCATTCAATGTACTTAAATGCGTGTTTAAAACTCCCAAGTTAAGTAGTTCAGAAGTATCTCTCTTTCTAAAAAGAAACCAAGCAACAGACCGTATTTCTGAACGAATAGAACTTTCCTTTAATATGCTTCTTACACGCTCAACATCTTCATCTGATTGCAAATCGGCAGATAGAAGTGGCAAGTTGTTCAGATAGTGGGTGTTAAAGTCATCGAAGCTCTCACATAACGATGTAACCTCTCGATTACTGTGTTTTCGCGCTAAGATATAGGTGTAACGGAATAGACCTTCATAGATTGGCCAATCACTCATTTTTTCGAATATACTGGTATCTTGTCTATCCAGCCCAACATCAACCACAATAAAGTAAGCTAGCAGAAAGTCCCTCATTTCATCATATGTGAACGAAATATTTTCAATGCCAAGTGACATCAACCCTGATGGAGGTAGCTCTCTTCTTAAAATGATATCCTCACCAACTAGCTTCTCTATAACCTGCCGCTCAGTAGCGTCGAAACCAGCGTTTGACACCAATGAAAAATCTTCATTCTTAAGCATCTGGTGACATATTTTTCTCAGGGAGCCGATGGCAATTGATTTTTGCTCTACGGGAAACTGCTCTATTTTCCTCATCAAGTAATGTTCGAACAATTCTCCTTTATATATATCAGAAACATAGCCTATATCTTGCCCTTCATATATTTCACAAAACAACCTCAGAAGAATAAGATCATTCATCAAGAAATCTTTTGATACTTCTGAAAGCCTTAAATTAATTTTAAAGTAATCAAAATATTCAGCTAGAAGTTTTGATTTATTATTGTCTGACATTTCATTTCTAAGATCTTGAACCCGATACAGGTAGTCTGAAAAATGAGGCTCAAAGACTCCAGAAAACTTGTGGTCGAAAAATTCATTTCTACATGTAACAATAATCTTAATAAAATCATACTGACATAACGCCTCAAGGAATATTTTAAGCTCATCAACAAACCCTTGAAGATCACTAACTTCGTTTATTCCATCCAACGCTATAATAAATGGTTTACCCGACTCTGATGCTACATTATTTAGTAATTCAAATAATTCATGTAAACTCGAAAAACTTGGACAAAATCGATTATTAGTTACATAGGATAAAATCCTATTGGGACCAGAGTAATGATTTAAGAGTCTCGCAGGTATGAATATAGTCGGAATCTCAAATCGTTGAAGCTGATTCTCTACTAAATCACATACAAAATTAGTTTTTCCTTGACCTGCCATTCCGGTAACCAAGAATATCTTAGAAGTTGATAATTTTATTTTATCCAGGGCATCATTTAACTGAGAATAAACACCTGTTGTACTTGATTCAACGTTATATTTAAAAACTCTCCAATAATCTTTTAAGTCAGGTTGAGGAGTAAACTTTTCATTCTCATTGCTTCGCCAGGAAAGAGGGGCAATAACTTTCTTAAACTCGCTAATAACTTCTTTTTGTCTTAACAATCGATAATTTAAGTCTACAAGATTATCTGGCTCTGGAAGTGATATCAAATTTTTAATTTCAACATTGAGCGGTTCAATCCTAGCTAACTCAAGTAAATAATTACAGTGCTCGATATTAATACGTTGTAAGTTATAATCAATTTTTCTATAAAAGAACTTAGGATTTGAAAAAAAACGGACAGAATCTTTTATTTCAGAGGTTTCAACAAATACAGATGGAATATACTTCTTAGTTTTCTTTTCATCTTCAATTTTTTTTTGACTTACACTTATAAATTCGGTTAGGTTCTTTCTAAATTTTAAATTTGAATCAACTTTATCAAACTCGGACTCTAAGTGAGAACGAATAATATCTAGCTTTTCATTGCTAAGGCCGCTTAACCTTTCGGCCAAGCTTCTATAGTCTAGAATATTATCTTGAGTATTGAACTTAACAGGACAGTTTTTAATTTCAGTCTCAAGGGCTGAAGACCTATATGTTTTCTGTCTCTCCGATATTACATAGACATATAGGGTATCAAACAAATTATGTAACTCATGCTCTCGGAATTTTTTTATCGTTTTACATATTTTGGGAGCGGACGGATCTGAAGTTACTTGAATTGATATTCGACTTTTATCACATCCTAAGTCTACTGCTGGAAAATTCATTTGAACGCGATTTTGATTTTTTAACTCGGGACAGTCCAAAACCACAGATAAAATAGGTACTAAAAAGTCTTCCGCAAGAATATTAATATCAAACAACCCTGTTGCATTTGACACTCTAACCTCATACGCAAATCGTCCCAACAGCGCGTTAATTCTTGTTAATAGCTCTTGTTGATTCATATATATCTCAATAAACCGATAATCTATCGATTAGCTCTTTATGTCGCTAGCTGGCTCAATTGTACTTACATATCATAAGGTTGCTTCTTGAGCCGGTCTCATATCGTTGCTTAGTAATCAAACACATTGCAACTTATTGCTAATGATTAGACAAAATGACCACATTAACAATGATCTGTCACTCATTTGGTAGAAAAAAGCTTATTTTAAGCGGCACGAACCTTGGCTCATAACATGTTGGGTTTTACGTGGGACTGTCTTGTCACATAAGAAACAGTTTATGCAGTCGCTTTCCTGCTTCATTCACCTTTTCTCCTGCATTTGGCTTTCGCTTTTGAAATTTCTTTAGCTGCGCTTTCTTTTTACGCATATTAGCTCGAAACTTATCGTAGATAATCTTGATGGTTGGCAATCACATATTCTACCAACCATCACTTTATTGGCATTAGGAAAAGTCAGTCAAATGACGCTTAGCAGAAGTATACGGTCAACCCGTCGTAAGAAACTTTGGTGCAGAAATGCGTTAGAGTATTCAGCCTGAATCTTGATGTTCACGTTAACTGAGATAAGGGACCGCCGCGTTAAGTAATGGCAACACGGCCACTAACCTAAACCATTCTCCATAAGCACAAAACCCAACCTTAAACTGAAAATGCCAAGCGTTGGGGATCACTCTTAAATGCTTTGTTATATTTTCACAAGCTCAATGATGTCCTCGCAGTTTCCTATGGATAGGCAAATTGCTTCACCCTTTGGTAATTCTAACGACAGTTCTGAAAATACAAACCTGTATTCATTTTGATGCTGGAAAGACGGGGATTTTTGAAATACATTCCATTGCCATTTTTGGCTTTGAAGAGATTCCAATGTAATTTCAGATGTTCTGTTGTAGCTTACTCGCCCTACCTGAGGGATCGAAAAATTATAGCCTTTTTCACGCAACGCAGTCGCAATACGGTTTACAAACTCTGTAGTGTTTGAAACTTTGATAACCACATCATATCCATCGTCTAAATCCAATAGAGTGGAATATTGAGAATCCGGATTTGAGCAACACCAAACAAAATTTTCATTTAAGGACGTTACTGAGTAAGGATGAGAGTTAACGCACAACTCACCTTGACCTTCAAGTCGATCACCTAACTCATCACTTTCCAGAGCTTGATAAAAGGACAATGGACAAAGACGCAACTCACCTTCATGGAGCAGCAGTTGAGCCCACTGAGATTCCATTGCTTTAACTAGCATGTTCGGTGCTGGATATTCATTGTATTCAATACTGTCAACGATTTGTGTACCACTTAAGGTGGGAATTGAACTCATAATTTCCTCGAAAATATAGCCGCGTTAAGTGGTGAGCAACGCTACCACCCTGCCTAAACTATTGTGCTGTAAACACTAAAGCCAAACTTGAATTGAAACCGCCAAGCGTTGGAAATCTATCTTAAACGCTTTGTATGGTATCTATGTGAGACGGAGTGACGCCCCTTTACAAAAGCAACTCTTCTTTACGGTTATTTATTGCATAGTGCACTTGACTGATAACTCGGTATAAAGAGAAAAACTCACCAAGAGTAGCTTGTAACTTTTCAGCCCACTCTAAACGATTAGGTTGACTATCAATGAAACGTTCGAAGTCTTCTGTATTCTCACGTAAATGAAAGACATTGTTGCGAAATCTCCTTAGATCATCTTTATGAGTGTTCATTAATTTCCCTAGGCTATCCGCCTTAGGAATGAGCTCTTCAAACTCATTAGGACGATTTTCTTTAAGTAACTTACGCACTATCAACTTCTTAAAACCCTCTGAAGTAACGGCAAGGAAACCAATCCAAGTGCAAAAAAAAATAGACAATTGAACTTTGTCATCTTGACTTAATCCCCCGCTTTTATTGCTTTTATCTACTAGCTTTTTGTAATTTGAGTACATCAAATCACTCGCTAAATAGTAATGTGCGTAAAGGATCATGACGGGGTCTTGATCTCTGTGTGGTAAACACATATGTAAAGTTACCTCCTATGCCTAGCGCCCTGTTAAGTGTGAGGCACACAATGCGATACGTCTGTATACCACCTTAACCACTAAAACCGGTGCGTGCCGAATCACTCTTGAACAATTTGTTAAGTTTTATTCTATGAGCATCTTTGCTTTTGAAATGAGCCGAGCAACCTTTAGTGTTCTATCTGTGATACCAAACCAAAGCCCCCACTTATCTGGGTCGTGATACCCAAAACTAGTAACAGGGTCTGGTAGCAAAAAGTGTGATCGGATAAGGTCATTTGTATAAACGTAAATGGTCTCCTCATTCCAACCTCGTTGCGAAAAGCGTTCTACATTATTGCTGTGTATACCGGCACGATTATAAGGAGTAGCAGCTTGCTGATCTAGAGTAGAGACCTCGAGGAAGAAATCAATTAAATCATCGGTCATACCGATCATAGCGGCTACAAAAGTCTTAGTCTCTGCATCTGAAAAGTCATGCTCTGTATCATTACAATAAAGCAGAGCTAAAGCCATTTGAACTGTTTCACTTGAAGTCTGAGTAATAGAATCAGCAAATTCTGCGAGAATGTCCTGTCCAATATCGCTATGTATATACTCATCTAATGTTTTTCTATCTTCAAGACTCATGGAACTATAGCGGAGATCTACACATTTCAAGAAAGTCTCGACCCGTTTGCGCTGTCTACTTTGATAGGAATGAGACAAAAAATCATAAACACCTTTCCCTACAGATAATACACTCTTTGTCGTTACTTCCACTGTTCCTCCGATGAAACTTAACGCCCAATTAAGTAGCTGACAGCGCTACCAAATACACTCAAACTTACCACCTAAACCACTGAAGCTAAACCAAGTTGAAAATGCCACGCATTGGAAATCCACTTAAATTGCTTGTTATATGCCGATTTTCAGCAAGCCCTTCCCTTGCCTCTTTGGGTCATGACTTGTCAAAATGTAAACGCCTTGGAAAACTTCAATGTCTGAAAATGTTGTTTCTTTAATCAACTTTTCTATTGTCGATGCGTTTAACCGCGGCTCATCGGTAAAGATCAATAAAACTAGCTCATCAAACCCATCAGGTAACTTCTCGCACTTTTGAGCTTTAGTGCTAATAATATGCTGTATTTTCTGAGTAAGAGTCTCGGTGTTCCACGATAGAATTTCTTTAAGGTATTGAAGGCGCTTACCTTTGATATCTAAACCAATAGCCTTCTCATTTACCAATTCCGTAACTTCTACACCGACATTTTTACCTAAGCTAGTCACAACAGCCACGTCTGGCGGATCTTGGGCAAGAGATATTGAAACCAAATGATCTTTAGTTTCTACCTCAAGCATTTGAAACAGAGATTGAGTAACTAAAAGCTCTTTGGTTGTTTTATCTGGTGTTTCAAAGAAATCAGCATGCTTGCGAACCATAGCCTTACGTTTTGCAAGATAATCTTCAGTAGCCTTTTCAAAGCGAAGCTTAAAAGCCTCAAATTCAGCTCTTATGTTCCAATATAACTTTAGTTTTCTCGCTCTACGCCTTTTTAGCTCTAAACGCTGTCGATTATTCATTTATACCTCCAAGGCACATAACACCGCATTAAGGTGTAAACAACGCCACCACCAAACCTAAACCATTGCACCGTAAACACAAAAATAAACTAGAACTGAAAATACCATGCATTGGGAATCTGTCTGAAATGCTTTGTTATAACGTCCCATCAACCTGCGTAATGTATTTCACAGCACTTCTTGTTACACGAAACATCCGACTACCGGAGCTATTAAAATCAAGCATAAGTAAGCCAAGTGAACACAGTAAATTAAAATCATCATCTACAAAGCGATACTCGGAGATACCAAGGGAGCGTCTATCACCATCACAAACGTAATAGTCAGTACCTGAGAGTGTTTTTGACTCTAGAATAAAACTTCCTTGAGACTCAACGAGGTTCCTCAAAATTGTGATAGCTTGTTCGGATAATTCTGCGTTTGGATTGATCGCTTTGGCAATGTCGTGAAAGCCTTCAATGCCCGATGCTAGTTGAAGTAGAGATTCATCGAGGTGGTTTAGCTTACTTAAAACTAAATCATGATTCTGTTGAAGCAACCCTTTAATACTTAAGCCAAGAACGTGATTTGTATTAAGTTCCTCAATGAGTTTTTTGTGCCTCTTGTCGCTCAGCCAATTTAAAAATTCTTGATACTCATCATCGGATGCTGACTTTCGGTCGGACTTAAAATTGTAAATCAGACCAATTACCGTCGCCAACGAGCTAAATACTTCCATTTTGACCTCATTAAGTTATAACGCCGCGTTCAGTAGTGAGCAACGCCACCACCTAACCTAGACCATTACACCATAAACACTTAAGCCAGTTTGAAACCGCCAAGCGTTACGAATCTGTCTTAAACGTTTTGTTATATTAACCTACACAGAACTAGAAAAAACGTAACCTTCCGTAGTAAGGACAGGCATCGAAGAAGCTCTACACATTAAATCATTTTGGGGAATATTATTTTTACATATGTATGAATTATCAAGTTCAAGTATGACTTTTTTACCAGCCAACTCATCAATTGATCGACAAATATCTGATATTTCATTCGTCACGTTATAAACAAACTTATAGATATCAAAACCAAGAGAATACGCTTTGTCATTGAAAACTACCGACGGGTCATCACAATACGAAGGAAGCTCACTAATCATGGATTGGCAATCACAACAAGTAACAATTGAAGCTATTTCATTACCGACATAGTCAAGTTTTCTCTGATAGTTCTTATTGTTTTCTGAGACCGTATTTTTATCGATGAAAGACTTTATACTTTTCGCGTAAACTTCTAATGGTACAATCACGTGCTCTAGGTGACTATTTATAAAGTCTTTATCAATGCTTACATACATTCTGATCTCATCGATATCATCAACATGATGAAAGTAATTACGAATCAACCTCAACAACTTAAATTCAGGGCAAGACTTTATATTTGCACCAAACATGTCTTTTAGTTTATCACCCGTAGCATGGAGATTTTCTAAATAGGAGAATAGAGTATTGATGTCTCTTTCTTCACTTTTCCTAATATCCAATAATTCATACTGACTATGAAAATATCGATCTACAAATGTGTATTTTTCCACCTATATCTCCTCCGTAATATAACGCGCGTTAAGTAGTGAGCAACGTCACTACCATACCGAAACCATTACACCGTAAACACAAAGCCCAACCTTGAACTGAAAATGACAAGCGTTGGGAATCACTCTTAAATGCTTTGTTAGTTGCCTGACCCCAAAACTATATTTTCTAATATATTGCGATAGTGCGGGCTAAATTGAAGCTCTGAATACTCATCATCAATACGCTTTACTTCATCGATGCGAGGCTTAATTTCATCCCATACTTCAAGTATGTGTTTGTGATATGGAAGCATTTCATGGCGTTGCATACTACCTGCGATAAAATAATCTTCTGGGATTTCAAAATGTCGATTTTTTCTAAGCCAAAATAGACCAACTGTATAGCTTGACCATGATGTAATATTAATCATATCTAAGCGAGAAAGGCTTGAGTTCAAAGTTTCTTGTACATTCAACTTAGAGTAGACCTCAAATATCAATGGTTGTGTTTGCTCTAGCCTAATCAAGGGGATTGGATGACTACCTTTTGGCTTTGACATCGGAGTAAAAGACTCTGTACCATGAAATCTATATAGTACTAGTGCCAATGCAACTGAAAAGCTACGAACTTCTTCGTCAAATACAGAACCGTCGAAATGCCTAGCTAGTGCACGTAAACATGATATGGTCGCAAAATAGTCTGCCGCAATTTCAGTCACATGAGAAACAGCAGAAGCTTTACCTGTTAGGAGTTGGTTAGTAACATTGTCGTTTGATGCACAATCGACAATATCCATTCTGACACCACAACCATATTCTTGCCTCACTATTCCGTGCTCTTGAACCAAATGACCTAATTCATGGAAGAACAACCAAGTAATTCCGCTAATGAACATGTTTTTTTTGCAATCTTCTAAAGAAGATGCCAACGACAAACTTTTAGGGTATTCAAAGTCTTGAAAAATAGTGTCGAATTTGTCATTGTCGATACCACTTTCGATGTACTTAAAATAAGCTTCTACATCTCTGTACAATAATACAACCGTTTCATATGTTAGCCCTACATAATGTTTAGGTGTACTTTCATCGGTGATATCTACGGCAGCCCAAGCGTAAAAAACCTCTCGGATACTCCACCGTACAGAAATTTCACCATTTATGTCCTTGTATAAGCCATTATTCAAATCATCTACGATCGTTGAAAAGACTTGGCATGTAAGATCTATAATTTCATTATCTAACAATTGATTTACCTGTAGCAACTAACGCCTGCAATAATAAGGTATGCCCTACTAAACCAGCAAAGTGTACCGAACTTCATACCAAAACCGTTGAGTGTAACGCGTCACCTTGATGTTTTTATATGCTTACATTTTTAACTAATTCGAGAGCCTCTGTGCCACTTAATCAGCACAGAGGCTCACTTTGGACAAAAGACTAGAAGTACTCTTTGAACTTTTCTGAACCAATAAAGTAATGTGGAGGTTCATCGTTTGAGTCAAAGTCCAATGCAAAACGAATAGCCAAATTTTGAATTTCTTCGATGTTCTCTTGGTAATTATCTTTGGCTGCTTCTGGTGTATCATCCGTTTCGAAGAAATCATTCAATGCGCTTACGGGAATAGCAAATACATACCTATCACCACCATACTCTCCGTCAAATTTGATTAGGCTAGGATTCATTTCATACCAGTTTTCACTGTCATTAAAGTTCCATTCTTCCATTTCGTACTCTTCAAATCGAAAACAATAAAGTGCTATTTGTAGCATAATGACTGCAATTAGCAGACAAAGAATTACAGAGAAAATTTGTTTTTGTAGTACCAATCACATGCAAGAATATTTGAGTAGTTAACTCTTTATAGTACAGTAAACATAATACCGCATTAAAACGCCACCACCTGACCTAAACCATTGTGCCGTAAGCACTTGAGCCGATTCAAACTAAAAATGCCAAGCGTTGATAATCACTCTTAAACGCTTATTATGTTTTCGTTCACATATCTTCTTCCGTACGCTGCCAACCAGAACGATACACTGTTAATATATGCGAAATTCTGTTTAGTAGAGGTTTATATGGATCACGTTTACGTAATGAGAGACCCTCGTAATCACAACGATATAAAAGTCGGATTAAGTATCAACCCATTAAACCGTCGAAAACAATTGTACCGTACAAACACTCCATTACCATTTGATATTTATGCTGTTTGGGCAGTAGGTGATCATAGAAAAGCCGAGAAAATTGCACATGCAGTTCTCGCTGACCATAGAATCAATGAACGCAGAGAATGGTTTGAGATAGCTCCTATCCAGAGCAGACTGTGGTTCCCTGGTATTCAAGGCGACTACGATACGACTAGTACCTATCTTGATGCTCTTATAGAGGTAATTAAAGAAGGATTTGAGTATTGTGATATGCCGTATTACTCAATTGATGATTATGATGAACTTGTACACTCAATAAGCCTTGAAGATATCAGCTTCTTATCAGTTTAGTCGAATCAGTATGATGCCCAAGAGAAAAACATAACGCTAAATAGGAAGCACATGCTTCCTATCACTGAAAATACGAATAAGATCAAACACAAACCTACCTAATACGCTGTATAATAATAACTTTTTATTCGCGCATTAATAATTAAGCTGATTTTTGGGTGTCAATTTGAAAAGGAAGCATAGAAAATTTCATAGACTGTTAAAAAAAGTAAAATAATGCGTAAGGTCATAGCAATAGCTTTTACTTTTTTCCCATAGATAAGATTCAGCTCTAGAGTGCTTGAGGTGGAAAAGACTGTGCAGACAAAATAGAATAAAGGCTGTTCTGGCTTGCTGTGGGATATAAACTTGTTTGTGCGAGTGCATGTAACCTGTCAGGTTTGATCAACCCCTGAGACTTGAGCTGACAGGTTAAATCTCAATTAATCCGCTTCACTATTTATTAGAGAGTTATGATGCAGATCCTAGCTGTGAAATGTGTCTTTGGTTACTTAAAAAATCACTTACTTTCTTTTGGATATATTCACACCATATCTCATAGCATTCACGCTGTTCTTCTAAATAGTCATAATCCACATAATGCGCCATAACACCTTTGTGGACTTTATGACCTAGCATTGTTTCACTTACGTAGGGCGGAAACCTTAGTTGTTCCCATGCATTTCTCGCCGTTCTACGCATGTCATGGTTACGAGTTTCTGTGTAACCTAAACCTGACATCATTTGGCCCAATACCAATGATGGTCTATATGGAGTTTTTTGATCAATGGGCTTATCAGCAACAATATAATAACGAGGGAACATATATTTAAAATCAGGAGCAATATCTATTTGCTGCCTAATGATCGACTCTGCCATTTTAGGGATAGGACGAGTTATTTCAGCTTCTAGCTTACTCCCCATCTTGTTATTAATAACTGGGACCGTCCAAACCATTTTATCAAAATTGAAATGTGACTTTTCAGACAGTCTTAGCTCACTAATTCGAGAACCAAAAATCATAGTGAGTTTTAATAAGTTCTTCATTGTCTCATGATATGGAAGCGTATCAATACAAACCCACATGGCACCAATTTCAACGTCGGTAAGTTTACGCTTCACTGGTTTACTTATTTCCCCAACATCACGCCCCTTTAAATGGTTTAAGTGATTTTGCTTGAGAAAACCATGCCGAATACCGTAATTCAAAACACTCTTTAGTCTGTACAGTAAACGAGTGGCATGCTTTGCCCCTGCTCTTTCTCTCTCGATCTGAAACATACGCACATAATCAGAAAGCTCAATGTCACCAGCCTTGTAATCGCCAATATGAGGAACAACAGAGCGTTGCAGCAAACTATTTATACTTTGCCATTGTTTATTGGTTTCCATCAGTGAGTGTTCGACGTAATACTCAATAAGTGCAGATATGGTTTTGGGTGAGTTAACACCAAGTTTGATGTGATCGCTTCTCGGGTCGATGCCTTTAGAAACTAAAGCCTTGTATTCATCACGTTGGTCTTGAGCTTCTTTGATCTTCATGGCTGGATACTCCCCCAGCTTCACCCGAACAGGAGCGCCATTGAAGTTATATCTAAGAACCCAAGTAATTTTACCTTTAGGACTAATGCGAATAGATAGCCCTTTCCCATACGCAATTTGTGGTGCACCGTTATATGGTTTACCTACAGCATTCCTTAAAAAAGCATCTGTGATATTCAT